ACCGGGCCGTATATGGATGTTGAACCGGCGGATGTTTTCCCGGTCTCTTTAGTGATCCAGTTCGCCGTTCCAGCCTGGATATCAGCAACGGGTGAAAGGCTATATTTCACTGCCGCCGATCCCCCTGATGATGGATGCCAAGCGACGGAAACATCCTTTCGGCGAGTCTCCACAATGGCATAATCGCCAGCCCCGACGCTTCCGTTATACGTTTTCCCGTATGCGTCGATTGTTTCGGTTAAATCCACTTTCGCCATTTCATTTTCCTTTTCTTATTCGATCACGCCCAATCTTAATTCGGCATAATGACAAAGGACATTCCCAAACATTCGCACGTCAACTGAGTCAATCTGTGTACCATCAATTCCCGACATTGGCCCGAAATATGGCCTGATCGTTGTTACGGCGTCACCCATTGTTTCATCATCGAGCGAAAAGGCCGCGTCAATCGCTTCAATCTGCGCCTGGAATGTCGCCTCAGTGTTTTCACTATCATCGAGCCCGTAAACGCCGCGCAATCGGAATACGTGTGCCCGTCTGCGGGTGTCGTATGCCGTCCGCTCTGATTCCGTTTGGATTCGAGTTATCATCCATGCGTTAATAAGGTCGGTATCGGTTTTGAATAACGCCAACATGCCGTCCCAACGCGGCGACCATCTTTCATATCCATAGACTTTTGCAGTCGGAACGGCAGTTTCTACTTTCGTTTTGATCGCAGATATAATGTCAGATAGTGCCATCAATCCACCTGCGCCATTGCCCTGTCTGTGATTCGTTTTGGCAATATGGCCGCCTGTTCATCGGCCCACCCTTCCATCGCCGCCCAACCATCACGAAACATGAACGCGCCTTCAGTTCCATGCCGGCCGATATGAATTGACAGCGCGAATCCAACAGACCGGGCTTCGTCTTTTGAGATGCCAAGTTTTCGGATCGCCCACAATTCAAGCGGACCGACCGGCGGACGACGTCCTGCTTTGCGTCCGAATTCAACCGGCTCGGCATATTCAAGCGGTGAACCTACAGAAACGCTTGCTCCCGCAGCGGAAACTTTCGGTTCCGTTGCGCCAATTGATCCGCGTAATCCCGATGCGCCTCCAACGCCTGCCGGCGTCCGTTGCACAACTTCACTTTCATATCTTGCCGCGATCAATTTCAGTATTTTGGTGGTTTCTTCCTTGTAAATCTCCGGCCATTTTTTCGCTAAATTTTTCAGGTCTTTTATTAGCTTTTTATCGCCTGTTATTTTAATGTTTTCGGCCATTTATCTGTACCGTCTCGGATGCGTTAAGCGGTCATAACCCATTGACGCATTCATGTCCCAATCTTTTATGGTCGATGCAATCCCTACACCGAGTTTTCCGCCTTCATTGCCGGAACCCTTCCCAGTGCTAACGCCGACGTGCTGATAGTATTCCGAGAAATATTTTTGAGCCAACTTTTCATACTTCGACATCCGGTCGGAATGGTTCACCGAATCTGCGGAAATGGTGGGGTCCTGATCAAGAGCATAATAAGCAGAAATCATACGGGCATAAAAACCGGCTGCTAACGATTGAGTGGGCAGCACGTCGGCAGGATTGAGAGTTGAGCTGGATGCGTCGTCTGTAATCGCGTGCTTGCCGGTATATTTTATGCGGAAATCGTCGCCAGAATCCGGGGCGGTTGCAAAGCGCAAAACCGCCCCGGAAGGCTCTTCATAAATGGACCAATCTTCAGACTGTTCGAGTGTTGTCGCCGTCTCTTCGGTGTCGTCGAAAGGATATTGAACAGAATTGACGACCGAAAAACCTGAAACCCAACTCGCCAAATCGGAAAGCGTGTAATCCCGCCCGCCGTCAGCCGTCACATCTTCCACGACATCGACCGGGCGGAAACGGGAATGCTCGCCAAAGGCCATATTGACGGCCCGCTCCTGGAGAGTTGACAGTTCGCCGGCCGATGCCGGGTGAGTACCAGGCACCAGAGCAGCGACTACCGCTTTATAGTCCGTAAGATCGCCCATCTCAATTACTGCGTGATTTCAGGTTGCGCAGTCAGGCCATATGCCGACATCAGGATCCATCCAACCGAATCATCGACGTATTTCACCGTGATTGTGTCGCCGGCATCGGCAAAAACAGCCGTCGCCCATCCGGTAGATGTTGATGGCGTCAAAGTGCCATTCCCACCGCCATCGGTTCCGAGAGTGATTGTCAGGATTTGCCCCTCTTCGCCGTCGGCCAATGTCAAGGCCTCCGCGTCCCCACCGGTCGTTTTCGTAACTACAGCGTGAGTAATCGGAATGGCGAGAGAATCTCCCGCACTGGTCGTTGAACCACCCGGCTGGTAGGCGATGTAACCGGTATCATCTGGCATGGTCCACGTCACGTCTGCCGTAGGATCTGCCCATGTCAGAGTGCCTTCGTATGCGTCAGCCGTTGCACCTTCGGCCACGATACTGTCAGACGCCCCCCAGACTGAATTCACAACATCCTGGCCATTCGTCGATAGCGTGGATGTAATGGCTGTTCCGGTGTCATCTGGGATAGTGAATACATTGTCCGCCGTGGGATCCTCCGGTGTGATGGTAGTTTCGTGGGCATCATCAGAGGCGCCCTCCATGATAATCGGGGTTGCCCCAGTCAACGTCCCAAGCGCCGTCAAACTGGATGTGTCAAAGTAGGCCAGCGGGTTGAAAATGATCTCGGTCGTACTAATCGCATATCCGACAATCTGGGAATAGGTCGGTGCGGATTGCGTGAATTCTCCCGCCGTCTCGCTCAAATAGACCGCGCCTCCCTCGGTGAGTCCGGTCAAACCGCCGACAATGCCGTAGGTCACAACCTCGACCGTTTCACCGTCGCCGCCCGTCTTGTGCGCAATAATCCCGATACAAGGCCGTCGCGTCGCCACGTTGGCATCGGCCTCATATACCTCTCCGTCCGCATCGGCCACTGCCACGGGATCGCCCGTAACCAGGGTCGCGCCGGCGGTCCCGGGGAATCGGACCCATTTCTGATCGACCGTATAAGCGGCGTTCACACTGGCCGCGAAAACCAGCGCCATGAAAAGCGCCATGAAAAAAGAAAACCGTTTCATAATAGAAACCTCCTATAAATTATTGAAAAATTAGGCCACTATGCCCTTGTAACCGGACTGATACGCAATTACCGCGCCATTGTATTCATGGCGCAATTTGTACTGCGTTTTGTCATTTAAAAACATCTGCCCGACCGTCGGATTATTGGCTAAAAAGAATTCCGGCTCCTGCCGACCGTTCAGATAGCCCATCTCCACCATATCGACCACCGAAGGCGGCATAAGCAAGCCCCAGTCATTCGCATCGGTCAGGAGCGAAACCATTGCGCCACGGATCTTCCCGCGCAGCGGGTTCCGGGTCTTGTCAGTCAGGTCATTTGTAGCATAGTAGATCTCATCTTCGACAACCTTCATGCCTGTTTCCATCAGGTCAATCGGATAAACGAGCGTCGGCATCTCCATGCCGTCCAGAAGACCGATCCGTTCGCCGGAGTCCTTCTCCGTCATCTTCGCCAGCGCCTTGTAAGCAGCAATCGCAGTGGTGAAGGAAAGCGCGGAATTGCTCAGGTTCCCATGCCCGGAGGTGAACCAAGGCGTCCCATCGGAGCAGGTCGCGTTACCGGTGAAGAAAGCCCAAACGGCCTTAGCATGTGTCCGCCGCGCTGCCCGACCGAGTCGTCCGACAAGCCGCTGGAGAAGGGAAATATCATCATTGAAGATCATCTTCCGAGTCACGCTCATGAGGTTACCCTTCTGAGTGATTGTGTAGATACTTTCCTCATCGGTTACGGTGGCGATCTCGTCGTAGTCCTCGGCTTCCGGGTTGACTGTGGCGATGTCAGGAAAATACCCGACGTTGACCGCTTCCTGGGATTTGAAATCGGTTACGGTTTTGCGGATGGAAACCAACAGGTCTTCCTTGAAATCCGGCTCCCGGAAATCCTTGACCAGCCGCCGGTGGAGCGTGTTACCGAGCGCATAACTGAACGTCGATGATGTAAAATCCTGTGCGGCCCGGATGTCGCGGGACACATTCTCCGGACGGAAATGGCCGGTGATGTCGGGATCTCCTGAAAGCTGAACGTATAGCTCCCGAAGGGACAGGGACGACGGCGTGTTGTCCCAGTCTTCGGCCTGCGCGGCCCGGAGGTCCGGGAATGCCTTTTTCCCATTCAGGAGGGTGGCTTTCCGCGCCCCGTCAAAATCCTCCTGCGAAAGCCCAAAAGCCTTGTCAAGCCCGATCTGGATTTTCTGCATCGGACCTACGCCCACATTGACACGGGACTGATCCGGGATGTCGAAGCCGGGGACGGCCTGTTTCGCCAGCCATTCGACTTCCGCCTTGATGTCGGCTTTCAGCCCGTCCAATTCGCCGACTTTGGGCTCCCACTTCTCCCGCAGCCGTTTAAGGATATGGTCAGGGAGGTTGCTCTCGCTCATAGCAGAACGGAGGGATTTTTCCCATTCCTGCTCCCGCTTGAATTTCTCTAATTCCTTCTTGATGTCGTCCATCGTCATACCCTGCTGTGCTGGTTGCTCGGTTTCGGGTTCTTTTTTCGGCTCCTTGGCCTTTTCCGGTTCTTTGTCCCCGGCGGGTTCGTTCTGCTGCGCCGGTGTTTCCGGTTCGGCGCTCCCAGGTTCTGGAATGGCAAGAGCCTGCTGTACGAGTTGCATCACCTCGTCATCGCTCATGCTGTTAATTTGTTTCCCGTCCGTTAGGTCGGGCCGGACGCCCTGGAGCATCCGAAAAACTTTGCGCTTGTCCATGTCTTGCTCCTGTTTTTCGTTTGGGGTTGTCTGATCCGCAACGGCGCGGATGAATTTTCCGCCCGCTGCCGGACGGGTCACTACGTCAACGGAACTGGCCTCCAGGATTTTGGTCACCGGAATCGGTTCCGTATTCTCGCTTGCTGTCACTCGGGCATCGATGGATAGACCGAGAAAATCCGGCTTGTCCGAAAGCTGCGCCGGTATCCATTCGTATCGCTCCGAAAATTCGATATATCCGACAACGCCCTCATTTTCGACGTATCGAACATCTTTGACGACGCCAGCCTTTTCCTGAATGAGATACTGCTTCAGGTCTTCCAGTTTCGCGTCAACGTGGCTATAGTAGCCATCCGCGACCTGGTAGGCATTGATCGCCACGCCCTCAAAAACGCCGTCATCCACGGCCATCTGGAGAACTTGCGGCGTCCAATCGAATTTGGGTTTCGACTTTGATTCGCCGGGAGCGATCAAAACCGCCTCCCAAACGCGCCCATTTTGGCCCTGGATCGACCGAACAACATGGGCTTGCACCTCAACCGGCTGTTCGCCCGCGTCTTGTTTGGCCCTGAATGGTTTAAAAATATCCATTGTTTAGCACCTCTATTTCTGCTTTTTACCAGCCGTAAGCCCGCCGCGTTCCATTTCCGGCGGCTCTCCGGTCAACATCGGCCACGGAATTCTTGCCGGTTGGTCGCCATCCTGAAACGTGATTTTTCTCCCGCCGGTCGTTACGAAAGTCACGGCGCCGTCATGCTCGACGGAATCACCAAGGACATGGCCGCTTGTAATCCCGTAGGCTTTCAGCGCCTTGTCGAACAGGCTCTCTTTCTTGCGCCCGCGTTTATCGTCTTTTTCATCCATGATAGAAATCTCCTTTTTTCGTTTATCTCACAAATGTATTAAAATTGCAAATATGTTATATTAATTTTTCAAATGCTGGAAAATCCTTCCCGGCCGCATCCCAATCCATGACAAGGACATGGGTGCATCCGCAATTCACAACCTCTTTCGCCGGCAGTCCCGGAGCGTGCGGATAGTCGATCCCGTTTGAAAACTTTTCATCGACCGGCACGATCTCACCGTCAACCTTGTAGTGATTCCGCCGGCGGGTCTTTTTTGGTTTTCCTGAGTGAATCCATTTTTTTTGTGGGTTCAACTCCGGGAACATCCCAGATAATTGATTTGCCCGCGCTTGACGTGCCGCATTGTTAACTCTGGCCATCTCTGTGCGGGCTATGAATTCGGCCCGATTGGCGATGGACCGGAAAACGCCCGGTGAGTCCAGGTTGCGGCCTATCTGGTCGATGGCCTCTTGCAGCGTCAGCCCGCCTGTGATCGCCCGACTGATAACGCCATTGATTTTTGTTATCGCGTCATCCGAAACATTTGTTATCAAATCCGCCGAGTATTCGACCATGATATTCAAATTTTCCGGAGGGAATGCCGGCAGTTTTGTTTTGACGTCAACGCCAGCGGCGGCCATCGGTTCATCTATAATATCAATGCCGGCGTCGATCAATTCCCTTTGGGATTCGGAGACAAAATCTTTTGCTTTGGCCTCAAATGTTTTGATTGCCTCCTCAATGGCTTTTTTCCGTTCCGCGTTGTGATATGTATCCCAATCCGTACCAGCAACAGCGGATAAAACATCCTTTTGTGCGGCCCGCAGCAGATCCAGAACGCCGGTAACTTGCGATTCAACATAATCCTGAGCTTTGCCGGTCAGATCTGCCAGCTTGGCATCATATGCCGCTTGACGTGGGTTTTCAGCTTGTCTAACTGTTCGGAAAGTGGAAAGCACCTATTTACCCGTTTTCTGGTCATACATACTTGAACATATTGCTACAGATTGGCTACGATCCTCGTTAGGATTTTCCTGTTGCCTAATCTCTACAGATCTGCTGATATATTCGTTTTTCGATTCATCTTTCCTTTGTTATGGCATAATGCCTCCATATTAAACCATTTTCCCACCGATTAAATAAGAAACTGAAAACCCCTTATTCGTCGCGCAATCAATGCAATAGGGCTTTTCGCCGACCCAAAAAACAACTTCAACGGCCAATATTTTCCCGCAATAGCAGCAACGGACCGGATCGTCATCGATCATTGATAGTCCTTCGTAACCTGTTCTTCTCCGCTGCCTGGTTCCGGTTGTGCTTCAATTTCAGCCTCCGGGTCCACGTCAACGCCCGTCTCGCTGGCGAGTGACGCCCATATCCGGGTTGCCGTTTCGCGCCTGCACCATCCCTGCTCTACGGCCATCGACAGGGCATTAGACAACTGAGGCAATGCCGATGCAACGGAAGCAATGTCTTTTTTCGACAAATCCGGCGTGTCAACGCTGATCTTGTAATCGCCGTTCGGGATCGCCTTGTGAATCACAGCCTGATCGATAACGTACCGCGCCATGTCATGGAGGAAAAGTTTATTCCTGTTCTGACGGGATTCCAGATCCATAAAAGTCGGCTCGCCCATCAAATCGGCCTCTGTCTGATAGGCTTTCCCGCCTCCGCCGAGCCATGAGTCAGGGCGATTTTGTGAAGCGGCGACATAGCTCTTGATCGTATCATACAGGGCTTTGTTGTCGGCCGCTTTCAAATCCGGTGTAACCGCCTCCCACTTAACTCGCTCATTGTGGTACCGCCCAGACCCTGGGTCAGGCGGCCCCTGCTTTGCGGCATATTCGTCGATCTCTGCTTGGGTGGCACCTTCAATTGTGATGTCCCAGATAAAGTTTTTCATAAACCGGGACCGATCCAATTCATCGAAAAGCCCCTGCTCCAAAGAATCGATAAAATCGAAAACCGTCAGCAGATCAGACCGTCCACGGGATGCAGTCGGCGTCTTGTTTAGCGCCTCGAAAAACACCTCCCCGACCAGCCGCTTGTATGTACGCGACGTTGGTTGGAGGTCCTCACGGACCACGGCCTTATTAACAGATGTCCGCGATCCTGCCAATTCAAGCGCCGCTGGTATTCCTGGGAATGACCGAACCGTCAGCACATCGTTAATGTTCGCCGGATCGATGTCAGATATCGTGACGGACCCATTAAATTTATTCACGTCGATTGCGAGTGCGATCTCGCCGAGCAAATACCATGTGTCGATCCGCTCATCGAAAAGACGGCCCCAACCGTTGTAAAACGAATCCCAAAAATCAACCAATACCTGCCGGGCTTGGCCGTCTTCTGTGTCGTTTTCGACCCTCCACTCGAACCCCTTCCCCACCGTGAAGTTCCGAGTATCCCGGATAAATCGCCTCACGAGCCCGGACGTGTCGAAATAGTAATATGCCGACTCAATCATCTGCGTTTGGGAGATCGGCGACAGGTCCCGTTTATGTCCCTCAATGCCCGATAGCGGCCTGAATCCCTGATTGTTTTTGTCGTAATCACGGAAAGCCGGGATGGCCTGTTGCGCTTGCAAAACCTTTTCCGCAACAATGGCGTCAAGTTCTTTCCGCTCGATCAGGTTGGGTGCAAGTAGTCGCGCTATGCGTTGACGGATACCCATTATCTCAATCCTCGCATTCTGCGGGTAGGTCGTTGCTTGCCATCTTTCCGAGTGGTCGCTGTTTGGCCTTGATCCGCTCCGGCGTATGAAAGAGGAGTTCTTGCCCATTTGCCAGAATGCGAAAATAGGGCGTAGCGAGTGCGATCCTGACAATTATGAACCAATACCCCATTGGCAAAAAACTCCGGGCAATTATCAACAGTCAAATTGTAAACCGTTGCCGTTCGCTTATTTTCCCCAATGATATTTTTTTGCACAACGGCCTGAACAAAAGATCGTCTTGCTGTATTTGTTAATAACAAACTCTTTCCCACATCTTTTACATTGCCTTGCAATGTCGTCAATGCCTGACATTCTCCTGAATTTTGATTTGCAGTTATTGGAGCAAAATCTTGACAAATCCGGTCTCTTTGTTTCGTATTCTTTCCCGCAAACCTCACACGACGACCGTCTATACGGAAGATTGCCAAAAACTTTTTTGGCATGTTCAGAATGCCATTTTTTACCTTCTTCGCTGCTATGCCACTTAGCGGCAAGCGGCCTGATTTCTTCGAGACGTTTAAGCCCTTCTTCGATCCTATTTTCCCACCCTTTCTTTCCGTGTTCTGATAAGTGCTCAGAGGCATGGACAAGCCGTAAGTTTTCGATGGAGTTATTTGAAAAGTCCCCATCGATGTGGTGGATATGGTGTCCATTCGGTATTTCTCCGTAATGAAACTTCCAAATGTCTCGATGCAAATATCGTAAGCCCTTTTCAAAATGGTTTGAATTACACCTAAAATACCGCCGATCTGACATTGTTTCTGATTCTGGATAACGTCTATACACGATTCCGTTAAACTCCTGTGTTTCTGCTTGCAAAGGCATTTTAAAACATCCCCCTTTTTAAGGTTTGATATTTCAACAAATCCATTGCATTCAGTATACACCGGGTGTCCTTTTGTTGCAATTAAAACTGTATCGTTAGGCATCAAGAAATCGAATACCTCTGCATTTTTTGACGTTATGCCAGAAGACAAAACGTTCTTGAACCCTTGCGACGTTAAAACCAAGTCGCCCTCCACTATCTCTTCTATCGGCACCTCTCCATTGATTGTTTCGACCATAGTTCCAGCCGCAAAACAATGGTCCATCGCCTTCAACGGCTTATCTTCTCCGCGCTTTTGGGCATTGGCGTCCCAAATATATGAACCCATTTCCTCAATCAGGTTGTGGCAACTCGGTGAAAACGTCAATTTTCCGGTATGCAAAAGCGTCGATACATACTTGATCCCCTCCAGCACGTCATTGTCCGCTGAAAATATCGAATATCCACGGTTCTGCAATGCCAATTTCAGCGACGCGGCCGACGGGTCGATGTAAACCTTGTCCGGCCGTCTTTCTCCCCAGAAAGCATCGAATTCATCCGCATATTCATCATCCGTCATCTGCCGTCCGGTCACACCGGATGAATGATAATATTCCCGCGCAACGTGGAACCGTTCACCGTCCGTCCATGTTTCATCCCATGTTGTCGGGTTTCCGATGCCATAATCGACACCGGATATAAGCTGATTCCATCCCGTCAAATCCACATCATCAACTATATGCCGGTCTGGATCGAACATATCATAAATGATTCCGTCGGCCATGACCCATAGGCCAAGAATGAACCGCTTAAAAAAAAGACCGGAATACAGTGCTTTGTACCGATTCTTGATGGATTCCGTTAAGGTGAGGTTGTCATCGAGGGTAAAGTGGATATGAAGCAGATTCAACTCTTTGGCACGGTCGATCAACTCTTTTTTGATTGGGTGCTGCGGCGGTCCAGGATTGCACGTCAACCATATTTTCGATCCGTCAACCGAGCATCGCGCCATCGCCTGCTTCAGAAACGACTGCGGATAAAGAGCTGCCTCGTCACCGAGAAAACCGGCCAGCGTCCGCCCCTGGATCAAATCCTGGCTTGCTTCATCTTTCCCGCCGAATATTTCAAATTCATTGACACGGCGGCCTTTGGATACTTCCAAAACGTTCTCGGATCGCCGGTCCTTGAACGTGTACCCCCGCCCAACCATAACGCGCTTTAAATCCCGCAGAACATTTTGACGAAATGATCCGATGGTCTTACCTGCCATACCGAACAACTCCCCGGAAAACCGCTCCATCGCCCAATCGACAAAAGCAGATGAAACACACAAGGATTTCGACGACCGGACCGCACCATCGGCGATAAAAATATCCTTGTGCCGATGCGGCGACGAATCAACCCACCAGGTAAGCGCCTGCTTGGCTTTCCGGGATAACGTCCCCCACTTGAATGGACGGGCTTGATCTCGCTTATTCGTCGCCATCGTCGAACACTTCCTGCGCGGTGTCGTTCAAGGCGTCAAAAAAACCATCATCCATCTCTTCATCAAATTCTTGATTCGGATAATCAGATTGCCATAGATATTGCTTGCCGAGCCAAATGGCCATGGCCGCGCTCTTCTCAGATAGCTTAAACTGATTTCTCCTGAGACTTATTTTCCCGCCGTGGGAATGCTTTTTATAGAAGGCCGAAAAATTGTCATATCCAGCATCTCTTATCCTGGCCTGTACGGTGTCTTCATCGATACCAAAAAAGCCGGCGATTTCGGAAAGGGTACATTGCAGGCTACACAGCTTCGCCGCTTCGTCGAGGTTGATTTGTTTTTTCGGCCTTCCAGCAGGCATTATTCTATGTGCTTCCTAAGATCATTTTTGATGTAATAGTTTTTGCCATCATCTTCCATTCGACGAATAATTTCTCCGGCGAATGCGGCCCAATCTATTACATTGGAATATGTGCCAGAGCATTTCCCGACCTTATAAAGATCGACAAAATCCTTTGTGGCTTCATAAAGCTGAAAAACTTGATCAGCATCAAGAACCGGCTCAAACGATACCCATGTATGGATGCCTTTTTGTTTCGCAAGTTTTATGGCCTCAATCCTGTCGGATGGACTCGCGGCGAAAGGTTCCCACTCTTTTGACAAAGATTCATCTAAAAAGGTAAGGGTTGACGCAAAAGCGTCTTTTCCTGAGAATAAATCAAAATCCAGCGCCGCCCTCATGCCGCCCTTGGTCAATACCTGGAATGGGTAATCGTACCACCTGAAAAGCTCTAAAGCCTGTCGTGTGATTTCTTTACTTTCGTTCGGCTGATACGGATCAGTCGTAAAACAAAGCAAAACTGGCGGTAAATCGTCATCAAAAAGGCTGGGTTGAATTTTCTTCAAGTCCTTTTCAATAATATCGAGAACATCTTTCCTGACAATAGTTTTTCCGTGGAAATCTTCCGGCTTTCGCCTCAAACAAGCCGGAGCATAACAATACTTGCATCCATGGACGCATCCTGAAAACAAATTAGCCGCCAAAGGTGAATATTCCTGCGCCCTGCCTCTCGGTGTGTAAATTATACCCATTTTCAACCTCCTGTAGTTGTTTGTCCTGGGTTAATGGATGGACAGACAAGCCAGGACACTTGCTTTTCGGGAGCTACCCTATTCCATCCATAATTATAAACCATATTGATATAAATTTCAAGTAAATTCAACGTACTATTAAAAAAAACAAACCCCGTAGAATCGCTTGTAATCAATCTTTTTATACCGCCCTATGGTTTGGTATTCGGTGTTTTTTACGACCGTTTAAACCTGCATTGTAAATATCTGTTTTCAATTTGATTTTTCCTGAAAAATGTGAACCATATAGCTTAACTGATGCCAAGTTTTTATTCGTAAATAAAATCAAGTGTTTAAAGTATCGAAAAACAACCGTAATGTTTCCGACCAAAAGAATAGTGCTTAATGAAGGTTACTCCATTCATGGACAAATATTTTTTTAGCTTTTCAAATCCATTCCTTGAAAACAAGGTGGGGCATTTTTGAATCATCTTTTTTGTAAACCCTAGTGATGTCAAAAGCCCCAATGGGAGATTGCCTTGCATAGTCTGAATAGATGTAAAATATACAGTGCCTTTGTATTTTTTTTCAAACAAAACAAAAAGTTGTTTAAAAGGGCTCCCGTAGGCATCGAGGTCTATTACATCAAACTTATTCAAATCGATTGAGCGCATAACTTTTATGTTATCGCCAACCATGGCGCCGTTTTTATTGTTTTTTTTGTCTATTCCGACAACATTTATTTGAATGTTAGCACGTCTCTTTATTTCAGACCATATCTTTCCATCGCCATGGAAGCAATCCAAGACAGATATTTCTTTTGAACTTGGAAGATTATCAAGTCTTATTTTGACCTTGTGCTCAAAATGGCTGTTGTCTGTTTTAGTTGGCACTTTTTTCGATCTCAACAAAATTATTTTCTGACATTTCTTCAATTAGTTTTGATATTTGAACGTATTTATCCACATCGACAGAAATTAGAATATGAATTTTTTCATAACCTTGGTCTATATATTCTTCCTCTGGGTCTTCGAGTAAAAAATCTTTTGATGGCATTACGTCATCAAGAAAAACATTGTCAACGCCTGGAATGTCTGTCGGATCATCAATAGAGTTAAAAAGTTCACTTAATGTCGTAATGTCAAATTTTGATTTATCTGTGAGCAAATTATCTGCCACGGAAAAACCAATCTGAGCGGTTCTATCCTCATCGACTACCAAAACGGCTATATGCGTCCAACCGAGTTTTTTAGCGGCCTTCCACGTCCCGTTTCCGGCCTCAATTGCCCCGGTCCTGGAGTTGATTACTATGGGCTTTCGCTGGTGATATTCTTTCAGGCTTGCCGCAATCCCATCAACGTCATGATTTTTTCGCGCGTTTTTCGGGTCCGGCCGGAAGTCGTCTATCCCGGCTTTCAGCGGGATCAGATCCTCATGTATTTTGTGTTTTTCTTTCATATTTCCCTGGGTCCAACGCCCTTATTTCTGCCAGAATAGCGCGGGCATCCTCCGAATCGTCGGTATCACGAACATGCTTTGCCAAACGGTACATCAGGTCTTCTCTTTTCTTCCAATGAGCCGCCACCCTGTCTATGATCGTCAATTTTTATCCTCATCGATTCCGCATATCTCTTGATCGCGTCCTCCGAATCGTCGAAGCATATCCACCTATCGCGATCCTCACTCATTTTTGACCGCCCGCAACAGGTACAGCTCATTTTTTATTTCGCCGAGTTCCTGGTCTGTTATGGCCCGCTCCAAATACAGATACGGCTGTTCGTTCGCTGAAAATCCGATCTTGAACCGGGTGACCTTTTCCGGGTCAATGCCGAGAATCTTCAATATTTCAACGTCAATCCGAGCCATAATCCACGTCCTTTTCGATCTGTTCGGCCCATTCACGAACAAGCGATGCCTGGCCGCGTAGCTTGCAAGAATTGACCGGCCACGGATCTGGTAGTTTTGCCATCTGAAATGATGCAGAATCCATATCGGCAGCCAAATATCGCAGGAATTGCGAAAGGTTATGGTTTGTATATTTTGTGGCGCTCATTTTTCCGTCTCAAAATCGGCTATTTTGATGTCAATATATTTCCTGGCTTTTTTCAAATCTTCAAGTTTTTTCTCTTTCGGCCTATTTCCAAACTCGAACCGCCAAATGTATTTCACGACGTTGCCGAGACAAAACCCAAACAGCTTGGCAACTTGAATGCACTCCATCCCAGAGGGGTGTTGATAATGAGCCGGCTGGTCGATAGCTTCGTCTCCACCGGTCGATGTCCTTGGCACTATGGCCTGATATTCGTCCCTCATAACCCCTTCTTCTTCTTTCCATTCCTACCCAGAAAGCCGCTTTTAGATATCATCTGCCGGCGGAAAAGGATAGGGCGCCAAACATTGAAAAAGCATCTGGAAAGAAAAACAAAGCGGGCATCTACCCGGTCGCATGCCGCTTTGAATTTTTCGATATAAACTGTCCGAATAGATAACCAATGGATATATGCTTGGTAAGCGAGTTCGGCGCCATAATTCCGCGTTGTAACGTCATATGAATACATATCGAATGGCGGAATCGAGTCACTAACAGTCGGTCGGCATTGGTCACATCCTGTATGCGCTGTTGAGGCACAAGCAATCATTTTGACCCTGCTTTTAGGAGCGTAAAAATGATTCCGATTGTTTGGAGAAAAAAGCCAAAAAGAAGGCCAAAAAAAAGCCGACGGAACTGATGGAATTCATCCGCCGGACATTGTCCTCGATGTTTTGCGCATTCTACCTGATGCGCTTCTGCCGATTCTGCCTCTTTTTCTAATCTTTTGATCCGCGCCTCGTTCCCGACTGTGCGCTGCTCCAGTACAGAAAGCATTCTGTAGTTTTCAGAGTTATGGACTTGAGCCGCATCTACTTTAGACTCGATCCTGTCGAGTTTTTTGAACATGGCATCGACCATGCTTTTGATATCGTCTTCGGTCATGATTCGACGGAAAAATGGAGGGGTGGGGCCGGGGAAGGAGGAAACCCGGCCCCTGGAGGAAAGAATGGAACAATGGCGAGAAAGGAACCGAACATGCCGCATTATCGGCATGGTTTAGGTGTTTTGTCAAGAAAAAAGTTCGAGTTGCTCATTTGCTTTCGGTTCTATCGCGTCAACCATGTTGCGTTGCGCCTGCTTAAAATAGCTATGCTTCAACTCAGACCCAATGCCAAACCTTCCATTTTTGACAGCGCCATAAACCTCAGACCCTACGCCCATGTATGGGGTAAAAACTACCTCTCCTGGATTAGACCGAAGTGTAACGCATCGTTCTATTACGTCAAGTTGCAGCGGATGAACGTGTTTTTCGTCGTCCTCTTCCTTGGCCGGCTTGAATGGCAAGACGTTGTTAAGTCTAATGTCGTCCCAATTTGAAGACGCATATTGGCGCCATATCCAATGGCTGAAACGGTTTTTAGTTTGCTTGCCCTCGTACCCCCTGAATGATGTCAATTCGTGCGGTATCTCTCGCTCTCCGGCATATTCATGCAGACCTGTAGGGTGGGCAACCGGTATAGGATTTTTTCCGCGCTTCCGAAAAAGCAAAAGATATTCCGCTCCGGCAAGGGATGCATAAATCGAATCTTCGACAACCGTTTTGTGTGCAAGATTTTTTGCCATAGTTCGATTTCGGACCCCCAAGGGCTCTTTCCATATCATATGCCGACCGCAATAGTGGAATCCGAACCTTTCGTGCATCCTGATTATATCGCCAGGAAAGTCAAGCATATAATCCTGCCCGCTATTTCCTGAAGGGACATCAATGCAATGGACGCAAGACATCCGACCGCGCATTGTTATCCGGGCAATTTGCTTCACATGGTGCTTGTAATGCGACATGAATTGATCATAATCGACGCAATTGGAAAGGTCGCGCGGATCGCTGCTGTAATGATAAAGACCTCCACGCTTAGTCCCGAACGGAGGAGAATAGATAGACAAATGAACAGACTCATCCGGTAAGCCTCCCATTACCTCCTGGCAGTCCCCGCAATAAATAGCGTATTTTTCATGCAGCTCTTGATCTACTATCCCCATTTTCTCCTCCTTTCAAAAATGTCGGCAGTTCCATCTTTTTACCGACATCCCGGTTGTTTTGGATATTGATTGACTCATTCATCAACCGAACCAGTTCCGTAAACATTTTGTCGGCATCAGCTTGTTTTCGTTGCAAATTGGCCAAAACCTTCCGAAGGCCCGGAGTGGTTATCAGGTCAACATGAACAGGTTTTTTCTGCCCAAACCGCCACATTCTCCTGATCATTTGATAATATTGCTCGAAAGAATGTGACGGAAAAACGCTCATATAATCGCAATGTTGCCAGTTCATCCCGAACCCTGTTATTTTTGGCTTGGTGATGAAATGCTTGATTTCGCCATTCGCAAAAGCCTTTATTCTCTCCTCCTTTTTTTCGTCTGACATTGATCCGGAAACTTGCACAGCGCCCGGAATAAACTTTTCAAGCAAATCAGATTCAGAGTTTAGGTTGCACCAGTGTACGGAAACTGGCCACCCATGCGCCAATTCTGCGACTTTTTCGCATCGCTCCGTCAATGTCATTCTCAGTTCTTCGCGCTGTTCTTGCAGCCCGTGAGCTTCCTCTATAAATAGCTTGCCAGGGTGCGGCCTCGTCGCTTTGACTTCATGCTGTCTTTCGATCAATTCCGGTAATATAAAATCACCGTCATCGTATCCCAAATCTGACGGCTTTCTTACGGCACGCGCCCATGATGTCATCCATCGCCAAAAAATAGGCTCGGCGTGTGGCTTCATCCGCCACTTCAAAACCTGCCCGTAATGGCGGCCGACCTTCGAATTCCCCTGCTCATTTTTGAAAAATCGATTGAGCATATCCATATATCCAAGATAGCCCAATGCCTCAGATGATGTCCCAACTTCAGGGTAATCGTTTGGTGCCGCTGTTGCAGTCGCTAACATACGGTACAACATTTTGCGCATAAATTGAGTGACTTCGCTCTTGATCGATCCATTGAAGTTTTTGATTATACTTGATTCGTCGCCGCAACATCCATCAAAGTCTCCAGGATCAAAACACCTCAACCGCTCGTAGTTTGTAACGACGATATTTTTTGAAAACTTGCCGTCTCGGCTTTTCTCGACCTCAATGCCAAATTTTTCGCCCTCAGAAACAACCTGATCCGCAACAGCAAGCGGCGTCAAAATTATTACTCTGCCATTTGTTTTTCTGACAACATTCTCGGCCCACACAAGATACATAGGTGTTTTCCCCATCCCACAATCTGCGAATAGGGCCGCCCGTCCTTTTCTTACCGACCATTCAACCAAGTCCCGTTGAAACGGAAACAGGAAGTCCGGCAGCCATAACGGTTCAAATCCGCTATCGTCATGGTAATGTTCTTTTTTTAGGATAAAATCCTCATATTCTCCCATTATTCCCATTCCTCCCCGTCTGCCAAGCTCTCTGCCCATTCATACAGGGCCTTTTTTTGAAACTCAAAAAAGGAATCCCATATTTTACGAACGTTTACCGGGACATGCCGTCTCCAATTATGGACATTCCCGCCATGTTCCCAGTCCACATTATTTAAGCTATCCATTTTTCACATCCTCCCTTACTCCATACTCCCGCGACAGAAAATCAACCGCCTCGTCGAAAAGCTCCCTTTGGGTCTTGCCTGTTTTTACGGCCAGCTCCCTGAACCGTTTGACCGCATCTTGTTCCGCATTGATTGAAAAAATCGTTGTCATGTAATCACCTCCTTTCATGGAAAACATATCAATAAATATATCTATCTGTCAAGAAAAAAAAAGCCGGGGAGTCACCATCCCCCCGGCTAAATGCGCTCTCGGCGGGTACCAGTCGCCCGCATCCTACCCTGGGATACAATCGGCAAATTGTGTTGTACAGGGATCGGATGCGTTTCCGAGCGCAAACTCAGTGTTTATTTCCCAGTGCTGCCATATCCATTGATGCCGCGGCCCGTCTCACTCAATCCAATAGCCCGGTTATGCCGGCTCGTAAGTTGATTTAAAAATATCCGGCTTACATGGATAGTGTTCTCCCTTGATCCCTCTAATGATAAAATCACCAGGGCAAGCGCATAGATAACCCTCCAATGTTTTTACATTACCGTGTTCTTTTGCCGTTTTTCCACAAACAGGGCAGATCTCTTCGCTATCAATGGGATCGGCCATAACAAGGTCAACCTCTGGCATATCACAACCTGTGTCAAACTTGACAGCTTCGACAACAACAGGTTTTTTTCTATATTTTCTCACATCTAATCCTTCCTGCCTTGCGGCATAACGTCGAATTGATCGGGTTATAAATCCGGTAGGGACTTAAATTCCAGCCGGTTCATTTCGCCGATCTCAATCCGGCAGTGTTCGCCAGCCTCATGCTCGCCAGCCAAGGCATACTCACAAAACGTCCTGACGGCGGACAAAACATTTTCAACCGATGCCTCGACAAAAACGCTTTGCCCATCCCCAAGTTCTGGTGACAACTTAAAAACAACCATTTTTTCGTTCGCTACGTTCTCACATAGCATACAAATAAACCCTCTTTTCAGCATCAGACATGGGTGCTCAATGGGGATTTGTCTTTGACAGATCAAACACTTTTCAGTTTTAATCCTGTATTCTGGCAATAGATTTTCCATGTATTCAATCTCCGTCCGATCCAGGCCGCCACGCCTGTTTGCCGCGCACACTTACTGGCCCTTCAAGCTCAATACTGGGCGACCCTGCTGCCCCTGCCTTCGGGGCACATAAGATCATCCACGCCAGCATCCCGCCGAGAATAAAAATCACCAGAGCCCTCAGAACCTCGCCGATCAACAACCGCAGTCGGGACCGGCGTTTGTTCAGTACAAAACCGTTCGATCCCCTGTCGCCTGTGTACATCACCCTTCCCCCCTTCCGTATTCTGAGCTGTACTTCTGAACCGATATATGGACCTTCCAAATCAACTTGCGGGCAACCATTAATTCACGCCGAGCCTCCATCAACTCGGCCGCCATCCTGGCCACGTCTTCCGAGTTGGCGGCGTCCGGGTTGATCGAAAACAGCGGCACCCTCTCCTCCCACGGCAACCTACTCATCCTTTCACCACCCTTTCCGATTGGTACCTCTCCAGCCACATCTCCACGGCCTCTTTGGCCGCGTCTTTGATTGACATCCCGTGCATTATGGCCGCTGCACGGAATTGGCGATGGAGCGCCTTGTCCATCTCAACCCTTAGCCAGCTTTTTTCTTCGGTTTCCATGATTCACCTTCGGATAAAATCCTTGACTTTTAATTTAGTGATGATTCGTTCTCCATTTCTTGCTCTTAATTCAGTTTCGGGACGCGCAACGATACCCTCTGCCATAAAATCGCCCCATTGAGAGTGAAACCCGCCCCTAACTTTTTCGACCATTTCCGGCAGTGTTCCTTCGCCGATAATGGGCACGACATCAATGCCAAACTTAACTGCGATATCTTCAATGTCATTGCGCTGCAACCACCAGCCATTTACATTTACGTCAAAAAGTACAAAGTCTTGGTCGATGCAATAGTTTCCGCCGCCCTTTTGAATCTTTGCGCCGTACCCTTCGCCATAAAAACAAACCTCAAGATGCTCTAGTATGTCCTCGTTACCATCGTCAAAAATGGCCTTAAAGAAATCAAGTTGATGGTCAAACCGCTCTCTCAAGCGATTTAAAAGCTTGCCTGGAATCTGCGCCCGATCTGTTTTGCCGCCAAAAATAATTTGGTTTCCATTAAACATCACGCGAATATTAGTTCCGTCAACCTTCTCGGTGAAAATCCATTTATTGTGTTGCAGATACTCAAACTCTGGCTTAGAGTAATCATCTTCAAGAAGGGTTTTATATTTTGTTTCTGGATCTCTTTTAAACACAGTCTGAATCTTATGATATTCTTTCATCTTACCTCCCTCTTTTTGTCGATTTTTGCTTCCACGATTCCCTTTTATCCCATTCGTTCGGTTGTGTCAAGATATTTTTTCCACCCCCTCACAACCTCATCCGTCCACCGAGCCGACCTATGATCCGGCAGGGGAGATGACTTCTCCACATCGATTTCCAAAATCACAGACCTGCCCGTCCGCTTCGCCCATCGTCGAGCCGTGTATTCGTTCGGCCAAAATCGAACCGGCGGGAGGATCGCTCCGGTTTTTCGGTATCGCTCCAGTTTTTTCGGGGTAGTGACGTGGTAGCCGGTCATGAGTCGCCACTTGCATTCGCCGTTATCGATAAACGAGTCGGAATTGTGAATGCTATTAAAAGGTTAAAATTATCCATAAACTTAGACTCTTGACAAACAAAAATCTCACCATCGTTATTCTTCGGATGAAAAACAACAATATGGCCTCTGCCGCGGGCATAGAACTCATCTGCAACGGCAATAGCACAGTATATGTCGCCAGTTTTCTTGTTCCTATATCCACCGAGTATCATCAATAGCCCTTTCTCGCATACGCGATGTCCGAATAATATCCTCGATTTCGCAATATTGGGAGCACAAATTCCTTACTCTGGATTTTTCGATTCAATTCATGTCGGCACGCATCAGAGCATGCCATTGGCAATTCGGCCGGACAATTTTCAATTTGCTCTATTGACCCATACCGCCACCAGTCGCGCCCCCATGTCTTTGATTTCTTGCCGCAGATATCACATTTGAATTGATTGTTCTTGATCGTCATAGCTCCCCCCTCCCTATATCCCAGCACTCCTCGGAGCAATACGGCTGAAACGCCCTGTCTACTGGATCACCGCACATCGGACATTGATCACCACCAAGCCGGTCCATCACCCGCCAAGTCGGCCCGCTGACGTGCTCCATCCGGTCCTCGCCATCATGCCAGCCGCAGTGCTGGCAGGGTTCCTTGTCCGCTATTTTGCGCAGTGGCGGCATAGGTAGTTGCTCATTGCTGTTTCCCCCCGAAAGACACAAGCGCCCCGGATCTATGAATGATGCCTTCATCGACCAAATACCGCGCCGCCGCTTTCCATCTATCGCCGTTAAACTCGCCGCATTTTTCCCGCCACCTGGATATTGCAATGTAACGATCGCCGGTTGAAAGAACCATTTCTTCCAGAACATCCATGATCGTCTCAGCGTCGCTTTCGATTGCTTCGGTTATCATTCTGAATACCTCCCGTTTGCGTAATCATATTGCAATGTTGCAAGACCTACTTTTCCGATTTCTTTAAAGCGGACTTTTTGGACATGAATTTCAACTGTCGGATCCTCCCAATCCGCCATGTTTGGCCGATAGATCGTAATAGCGTTATCGGCCTTGTTTCGCCAGTGAGCCGCTCCGCTGATGTCATACGGTGTCGGCGGAGGGTATTGCCCATCGGCCCGCTTTGGTAATTTCGTCGGATGCGCAACGATCCAGACATGGACCCCGGCCTTACGGGCAAATCTGCGGATTTTTGAAAGGGATGAAGAAATATACATGACCTCGTTTTGTTCACGGGGCCATGTGTGATCTAGTTCATTCCACGGATCGATAATCAAGCCCTGTATCCCATGGCGATAAACAAGGACTTGAGCCAAGCTCAAAACGCCATCAACCGTCATTTCGTCGTCTTCAGGATGGATAAAAAAGAAATGCTCCCGCGCCCATTCGATGGCGGATTTTAAATTATCCCGGCTCATCCTCGATGTTCGGTGATGGCTCTGGAACGGCAAACCGACATATTTTTCAATCAGTTTGGCAAAGTGCCTTGACAGCGGAAAATTTTCCATAGAACAAATACCGAACCTCCACCCGGCAGTTTGCGCCATGTTAACCATTACCGCGTCCAGCCATTCCGATTTCCCATGTGAAGGAATTCCAGTAACGACGGACCATTCCCGTACCCTGACCGTGTAAAATTCATCAACCGCTTTCCACCCTGTCGATTCCCCCCTTTCAAATCCATAATCATAAAAATCCAAAACCTCCCGCTCGATATCATCGACATCGAACACGCCGGCGACCGGTGCAGGACGGGCTTTGTCAATAAGATTCTTTAGCGCCTCCGGCCCATGGGCGGCCAAAACCTCGTTGGCGTCTTTACAACCGTTCGGCCATTCGATCACGCGGCATTTACCGGGGCCGAGACGGCGGATAAGCTCGGCTTTCAGCCTTGCACCTGGGGCGTCCCCATCGACAGCTATGACATGGGATAGGACCGGCTCAATAAGGTTTTCGGCATCGTCCAAAAAATCGAATTTCGATGAATAGTTGTTCGTGTTTGGCGTCGGCGCTCCATCCGGGACCGATACGCAGTTTGAAAAGCCAGCCTCCGCAAAGGACAGCTTGTCTATTTCGCCCTCCGTCCAGATTGTTTGGAATTCGTTGATATCATCCAGACCGTAAAGCGCCCGACGTGCCCCCTTCTCCATTCGGAAATTCTTTTTACCGTCCCGATATTTGACGTTGATCAGTTCCCCGCCGCCGTAATACGGAAAATTTATCGCGTTCACTTCGCCATTTTCCTGCGGCATCCAGATCGGGCCGTAACCGACTTTAGCGGCCTCCAATGTCGCTTTGGATATACCGCGATCCGCGAACCACCTAACGACTTTCTCCGGCAATCCGTCGGGGTCTGCCTTCGGCGGTTGCGGCTTACGGTAATTGTTAGCTGGCATCGGCGTCCTGGCCACATATTCCGACGCCGACTCTTCACGCCCTATTCCGCCAGCCCACCCGCAATGAAAGCAGAACCAAGTCTTTTTCTCCGTATTAACCGCAAGGCATTTGTCACGGCTTTTTTTCCGCTGTTCAGAGCATTGCGGGCAGGTTGTCCTGGTTTCTGTGCCGGTTGCCGACGCTCCGAGTTCGATCCCGTAGTCGGAAAGGGTTTTCATGTTTTATGGACCTCTATAAGCGTGTTCCCTTTGTGTTGAATAATATCGAGACGAGTTATTCCGTCGCAACCTTCGCATGACAAAAGAATGGATACTCCGTGCCGCCTTCCACTCGGATTCTTTGAAATATCCCTGTCAATCTTAACATCGTTATTGTTAACCGTTACATGATTCCCATGTTTGGCGTCTTCTGGCCTCTCAAACACATGGGTTTCAAATTGATGAGTATAATCAAACCCGCAATGTGAACATCTTACCGGGATATACTCATAAAATGACCTTTTTAGAAGACTGTTAAAAACATCGGTTTCTTTGTTCATAAACATACCTCCGTTGAGTAAGGTGATTTTTTGGCGTTTGCTCCGTTCCCTTTATCTTGCGCCTTCCCAAGCCACCCGGCCAGATGCCGCCGTATGCCTGATCGGGTTTTCCGCTTCGTCGGGTTGGCCTTGTTCCATGCGTTGGCCTTGTGGAGTTCCTGGATAACATCCACCCCTGGGAAATCCGATTGCCAGTCCTCAACCATGTCCTTGGTGACATGGAAAAGCTCCGGGTTGCCGTCGCCGTTTTTCCGAGCAAGGGGAATAGACAAAACGGTATCCGCCGGCGGCGGACCGGAATCGCGGGCAGCGTTCCGGGCAGAAGGTGTTTGTCTGTTTTCTCCCATTCTTCCATTCTTTCCTTCTCTCCCTTCTTTATAACATTCTTCTTTAGGTGTTAGCCGCTTTGTTACCTCTTTGTTACCTCTTTGTTGGCTCTTTGTTACTTCTTTGTTGGCTCCTTTGTTGCCATTGTCTTTTGTGGCCTGATAAGCTGCCCAATTTACAATAGTTATTAGCCGTCCTGTCTTTGTTGCTTCGTTTGTTAGAAATCCGAGCTTTTCAAAACGAGTTATGGCCGATCTGATATTTTGGATTGTTACCCCTTTGCCGCAATTTTGGCGGATTGATTCAAGGCTTGTGACGAACTGGCCGGGGGCGGCCTTGAATGATTTTCCCCCCCACTCCCATTCTTTTTCCGCAAAATTCGCCATTTTTAAAATCACCATTAAAACCTTGAAATGCTCTGGCGATGAGTTCAAAAAAATGGGCTTCTCAAAAAGTTCGCGGTGAACCTTAAACCAGTTGTCGTTATTCAGCCCCATTTGAGAGCCCCCGCTCCATCGCCTCCCTGAGTAGTTCCCGGCAGTAGAGTGACAGGCTCCACTTCCGCTTTTCGGCCTCTTTTCGAGCCCATTCTTTTATCTCTGGGTCAACTACCAGGGTGATCCTTTTTTCAAGCTTTTCAGTAGCTGTCTCCACGTCGCCCCCAATGCTATAGTATATGTTTTCATCACAAGTATACCCTACCCCAACCCCGCCCCTGTGTCAAGGGGATAAACTCAATTTTTATGCACCAGGTCAATCTCAACGGTGTACCCGCATGCCCAGGCGAAAAGGAACAGCCTTAGAATCGATGAGTTGGCCCCAAACCAAACATCGTATGTCTGAATTGCGTACCATCGCATCATGTGATGGTCATAATAGTCTCCGAACTCCGAAAAATCGCCTATTTCCTCAATAAATCCCATATCATCTCCTGTGCCTCAATCTCTTGATCCGCTGACCCCGCCCCCGTGTCAAGGGGAAACGTCGATAAACGCCGCGACAATTAACGCCCACCCCGCGCATAAATCACCTGTTGATTTCAAGCATTATTTCAGTATCTGATTCTATCAACTCAGCGGTTCCTTCCTCATAACAATCTGACGTTTTTTCACCCAAAATATGTTTGAATTTTTTCAAAAACTCTTCTTCATCATCATTTTCGGCTAAAAACTTGCACCCCCACCAATATGTTTTCCATTTCATAATACACCTATATTTACCTTGAAAAATAAAGCCAGTATTCATCGTTTTTTTCTAATAAATCGATCAAATGCAAATACCTTTCTTTATTGCACCAATCCGTTCTGTTGACTCTATCCACTAATTTATCCAAATCTCCTGGTCTAAACTCTTCTTCATCATCTGGATTTATATCGACTTGCTCATAATCAATTAATCCAGCAAAATTCCTGTCGTTGATTTGTCTCAGCGAATCCCAATCAGGATGATCGGCGCTACTTTCTTTTAATAAAAAAATGTGAATTCCCATATTATAACTCCCATATGTCAAGCGGAAACGTCGATAAAGGCCTCGATAAATTCATAGGATTGTCAATCCTCATTGCCTGATACGCCACGAATCATTTTCCCGGAAAGATAACCCTGTTTCCTCGCCTTGTATGAAGCAGATCGGATACCACTCGCGACTTCAGTTAATACAAGCCTACATTGTAGGCACGTTTCGATTCCTTCAGAACCGAAAACATACAAAGGAAGGTGAATTGTTTCGGTATCATCTCCGCACAAATCGCATCCCATTTCTACGCTCTCCCAAAAAAGTGTGTCGAGAAAAATATGCGGTCGGATTCCCCACCCGACTCCTCTTCCGGCTACAACATCGCCGCACCGGGCCGCCTATGGTGCGTACCCATCAGACCAGTTGGTCCGCCGGAAAAACGCCATAAAGGATACAATTCCCCGCAACCGAGCCGCCATATTCGGCCCCGCACATTATGATTAACGACTAATGTAACCGGCCGGCTGGCTGTTTCGCCGGTCCGGTTCGGTATTGGGTTATGCCGTTGAATGCTGATCTTTGACCATAAAAATGCATCGTCGTTTTACCTCATGAGGAATAATAAGCCTGCCGGAAGGGGTTTTGATATCTATGTCGCCGTATTCGGCTGAGAAAATCAAATCAAGGATACGGTGTTTATCTTCCTTGTCCGCTTCCACCACATGCTTCGTGTTCATCGGTGTATATATTTCAATAATCATGTCGGCTCCTTTTTTGTGTTGCATAACTCTTAAAGTGAGCGGCGCGGGGCTTTTTCCGCGTCCGCCTCAACTGACGGGTTATATTAGTGTCCCTGCGTATATCACGCGACGGGTTTCGCGGCGGTGGTCCATTCAGCTATCCCCCCTCCTCGATCCGTTGCGAAATGGCCTTCTCGACCAGGCTCTTCCATTGTCCCGCATTTTGGCGGGGCCAATCACCTGTATCCGCATCCAGCCACGACCTGGCCAATACACGCATAATTGTGTCCTGTGAATCGGCCAACCTTAAAACGTCTTTTCGTTTCATGGTGATTTTCCTTAATTAACGACCACCCCGCGCATGTCCATATTTGATCAAATATCAAACTCTTCACCACATTTAGGGCATAAAGCTACTTGATATAGACCAGTTTCATAGGTTTCTATGGCCCATTCAACAGGGCAATCCTTGAGTTCCCCTTCCCACCCGCAATTCACATTTATGCAAGATACCGCAGCATTATTAGGTATTGACGTTTGTTCCCCTGATGATACGAGCCCACAGCTATGGCCTGACTTAATTCCGTATTGCGGTAAAAATGGGCCATGCTTTTCTACGCACGCCCGGCATCTCGTAATCTCTCGATCGGGCATGGGAATAGGTCCGCCTGAATAAACCACTTTCCAGGCACTCCCAGGTCCATGATCGTGAAACCTCCCGCATTTGTCACAGTTCATTTTACCTCGCATTATAACAGGTTAACATACAGAAACTCCAACGCTAAAACGGAATTGAGTCATCATCCGCTTCCGGTTGATACCCATTCCGCTTTTGTTCGTCGTGACGCTGGCGGGATTGGTTGTTGTCGGATTTGCTGCCGAGCAGAATGACCTGATTCGCCACAATTTCGAGGTTGAATCGCCTATTACCGTCCCTGTCTTCCCATTCGCTTGTCTGGAGGCGGCCCTCTATGTAAACCTGTTGTCCCCGTCGGATCATCTCGCCCATCAATTCTCCGAGCTTACCGAAACACACAATTTTGAACCATAACGTTTTGTCCTCGCCCTTGATTTTCTCAGAGACCGCGACGGAGAAATTTGTAATTGCCATCCCTTGTGCAGAATAGCGAACCTCACTGTCCCGACCGCAAAAGCCGATAATTGACATTTTGTTTAAACCCGCCATAAATCAATCCTTCCTTGTCTTGAAAAATTAAACGTAAAATTCTTTTGTTTATCATTTTTGGGCTAAAAGTGATGACTACGGTGTGGACTTATCACCAGCCGTAACAACGCATTCAAGGTCAAACAAAAAACTGGATGTTTGAGCCTTGAAAACCCTTTGGTCCTCGTCTTCAAGGTAGACATCAAGGTATATGGCTACATCGCCAGTTTGCCTTAACCTAACACTTTTTATTTTTAGCTGTCCCCTTATGTCAGGCATCCATTTTTCCCCAATTTCCTCAAACGGTAATTGAACGACCCTCTCCTGTGCCTCAATCTCTTCATCCGTTGCTGGCCTGGCCGTGTAATCGCAATGGAAGCAGGTCCATATCCAGCCGCCCCATTCGTCTATAACCAACGGCGTGCCGCAGCATGGGCATTTCATGGAACGTGTCTACCAGCCACGGTATGGGCAACCGCCAATGCGGCCCACATGTCCTTTTTGAATCCATAGAGCGGCCCCGGCTTCGCCTTGGTCCCTATCTGAGGGCATTTACCGCCTCCGGTCCGAGGATACAGGTCTATCAGTGCCTGCCGAATATGGCTATCTTTTGCCCTCATGTTGCCGCACAGAAACATTTTTACGTCCGACCTGTAGACTTTTTCCCATGTTCCGAACCATGCCTCTACGAAACGTCCGGCCCAAAATGCAGTTTCAAAAACCTCTCGACCAACAGGCATCCCGTATGAAGCGACCATTTCGACGGCCAGGTGTGTCGTATCTAAAAACTCTATCTCTCTGACGAGTTTTTCGTTGTCATCGATCCCGGCCATAACCGGTGCTTCATCAAATAACACCCACGCGCTTTTCTCCGGGCCTGGATCTATCGCGACAAGGTTAGTCATCGTAGCCTTCCTGCCCCGGCCGGTCGTGAGCCGGGGCTCGTACTTTATAAGTGATAGTCAATTGTTATACATATATGGTCTGGCCGTGGCCTGATTTTCTCCCAATAAATATTCCGATACCTCTCGCCTTTTTCCTCAAACATCTCAATGGCGGATAAAACGCGTAAATCCCATGCTATCGGCATATGGTTTACGCCATTCCATACATCCTTGCAAATCATATATTTTGCTTCTAATTTGTCCTCTCTTATAGAAGGGCCTGCTATTATAACCCTTTCACATTCGAGATTTGTTGGAATTTCATCCACGTTACAGATGTCGCAAGAAATGATATCGAGATTTTCGCGCTGGTCGTTGGAGTGTGCAAAAAGCGGACAAGGGGTGGTTTCTCCGTTTTCAGTCGGGAAAAAGCGGTTCCATGCTTCATCCACCATCGGGATCTGTGACGATGGATAAATTTCTTGTTTGCCAAATTGGAGACCGGAAACGGTCACCTTTTTTTCCCGTAAAAACTTGTAGAACTCTGACAGCTTGTCTTCACTGTACCTGCACAACTCCTTTGCTCCAGCGAACCGCCCCCCTATGACATAAAAATCATGAAACTCTCCGCCATGTATTTCTTCATCGTCCTTTCCTTCGTAAAAGTCTCCCATGATTTGTTCGACATCTTCCTCTATGTTTCTTGACTTTGGCATAATTAGCTCACAATGAAAATGCATGTTTGTGGTTCCTTTCTGCCCCGGCTGGTCATGAGCCAGGGCGGTTATATTGTTGTTTCATGTGAGGTGGTTCTGGCCCTTCATTGGCCCTTCATGTCTGCCAGAATGCCAGCAGCCTTTTCATACCGCGTCACGTCGGCCGTTTTGCCTTTCTCTTTCGCGGCTTCGGCCTGATCGCGGAGGCTGTCGGCTGTTTCTCCGGCGTGCTTTGGGCATAGGCCCATGTGCGGCCCGGTCTGTTGGGTTGATATCAGTTTCCAGTCTTTGGTAGCATCGTCGCTGCCGCCCTTTGACTGTGAATTGCAAACGATACACCGCCACATTTTTTCTGACGGTTTTTCGACCGGGTTTTCAGGTTTTTTGTCATCCTCCTCTTTTTTCTGACGTTCCGCCTCCTGCCATTCGCCGTATAGCTTCAACAGGCTGTCTCGAAATTTTTCCAGCCTGGCCAAAGAAGGGTTTTCTTCCATGAACTTTTCGCCCGCGGACTTCTTGTCGAATGCCAGCCATTCGGAGTTGAGATACCCAGTGATCTCTTTCCGAATCATTTTAATCCTGACATCGGTATCGTCTTTTTGTGTGCCTGTCGCATCCTGCGGATCAGCCTCTCGCGCCCCTGTGCCGTTACCTCCAGTGTCGTCCCCCTCATCAGGGTGCAAATCGCCCTTGTGCCACAAATCAAGGGCTGCACCAAAGCGCATGGCTGCATTTCTCAGTGCATCTCCGATTGTTTCCTTGATCGCGTTGCCTCCAGTTTTTCCGTCTGGGTGCCCATATCCTATTCTGGTAACTCCGCAAACCGTTAATTTAATCCAAATGCCGCCATTGTCGTCGATCATTGGGGCGCCGTTACTGTCTGTTGACATTGGCTCCCAATTCCATTCAGGATCACAATCAAGAAGTCGGTCGGTTAAGGCTGCGTGGCCTACATAATCCAAATGGACAACTTTAGGATGGTGCCACGCCCCGCACACTTTGCACCTAATGCCTGCCTTAAAATCCTTTTTAACGGCTTCCGTTTGCTGCTTGGTCGGTTTTGGCAACTTAGAGACAAGATTGGCTGGAAACGGTTCCCGCAGAAGATCCAGACCTGATTTATCATCCTTTTTAGCCATTCTTCTCCTCCTCCTTTATCTTCTCCTCCAACAACCCAACAGCTTCCGCGAACAAATCTTTCTGCGTCCGGCGCGTCTTGTGCGCCAGATCACGAAACTTGTCGATCACCTCCTTGTCTGCGCTTATTGATATGATTGTCACCACCCCTTACCACCCCCTTTCTTTGCCTGTAATATTATAATATTTGTTTAGTGATGTCAAGAAGAAAACGATCCTACTTGGTTACCTTTACTTTCCTAGATAATCTCCATTGCGCCTACTCGGGTCGATTGCAACAAACCCAAAATGCTCCAGCCTTTTTAGGCTTCTCGTAATCGCATTCGGGCCTATTCCTGCCTTACTTCCAATTTCCCTGTTGGTAATTGTGGGGTTGTCTGAAAAGATCGCCCACAACACTTTGTCCGTATATGTAAGCTGATAGTTCGAAAGAATTTTCTTCGGGATATAAAGCATTTAAAACGTCTCCATAGGTGTGAATCCATGCACTTTTCTTTCCACGCATGTGGAATACTTGGCAACCTGTTCTTTGAGTGAAATCTCGGAATAGTAATTGCAGTCCCTACAATCCATTTCCGCACTTTTTCGTGCCGATTCGTTGAGGCACCGCTCGTAAAATCGGCAATCATGCCATCGGGGCGGTACTTTTTCTGGCTTCTCAACATCCAGCTTTCTCCGCCTTTTTACTGAGTTTTTTCTGGTCGCCTCCTTACGGCGGCATTCTGGACATCGAACATGATTTCGTCTTGCGTAGAAATCTCTGTTGCAATTTCTACAAGCCTGTATTGTTGTAGGCTTGTATTCTCCCCACGCTATCAACCGGTAGCGTAGCTTTTGAGGTGTCATCTTCAACTCTGCTGCGGCCAAGTTGATATCCTTTTTATGCCGCTCCCACGTTTTTATTTGCTGTTCGTCTCTTGGTATTGAACGCATATTCTGCCATTTCCCCTTTCCCTGTATAACGTAGAATTGAGCGGTGCGGCCGGCCTCCTATTGCCGGGCGCATCCTTTCGTATGACGGGTTATATTGACATCGAACAATCCGAGGCGCCCCGTGTATGGTAAAAAATCGATAGGCTCTGGGTCCTCCAGGACCCATCCCCACGGACCGAACATCCACGGAGAGTATCCGATCGACCTTACCATTTTTTTGATTACTACACGGCCGACCAGTCCGCCACGATAAAAATCTTCTTTCGCTGGAATATCATCGATAGTTAGCTTTATGGGGCCGTTTCTAAGAGATTGATCGATCAGCCAAGCATATCCAGCTTTGTCAAACTTTTTGCCGGCATGAACCAAAATTTGCCCACGATAATTGTGTGTCCACGTCCGGTTTTCAACATCCTTTCCCGCGTGCAAGATTGCCCACGCCCACGGTTGTTGTATCGAGAGTGCCTTCATTTTTTTCTCCTAATGCAGATGGTTGTGGGATAAAAATCTTCTTCGCTTAGTCGATGTTTAGGCATACATCTTTATTCTATAACGTTTGAGGTGAGCGGCCTTAGTCCGCTGTACTACCCTGGTTAGGTGACTTAAAATCATTTGTGCATCCAAAACCAATCGCTAAAGCATTTTTAATTAATGGGTCTAAATCTGTCGATTCTTCAAGCTCAACCAAGAGACATCTATAAAAACCAGGTGATGATAGTTTTAAAAAAGGGCAGATATTGTCAGACGATCCAACGGCTATTTTTGAAGCCTCACATTGCTCTGACAAACAGCATTGCCCACAACCGGTACACTCACTCACATTCACAATTCACCTATCCAGCAGTTAACCGACAATCGTTTTTCGGCAGATGTTCACCCCCTTGTCCCTCAAATTCTCAGTGCATTCATTAAGATACTTTTCGTCATGATCCGGGTAGATGCATTGATTGTTCGGGATTTTGGTGAAAGGTGAGTGGTCATGGCCTATCTTCTTGCCGCGATATGGTGGAATCCACCAATCGTCTGTGACGCTATATCCTCGCCTCGTCATTTCTGCCATTATGAGGCAATGATAGTTGAACAGCATGGCATAGTGGTGCTCGAAAACGTAGTCTACCGTCGCGTGTTTTTTCCCCCACCCGTGGCCCCTCAAGGCACAGCATTCTCGGTGCTGGCCGAGTAGGCGCTGACGGTCAAGGTGGGGGATTAGCTTATAGTGCCATAGTCTCATGCCTGCCGCTCCAGAACCTTGGCGGCGTGGAACAACCGGCGGCCGGTAAGCCTGAGATCCTCTGGTGTCGCATCCTCGCAATCTGGGCAGAGGGCCATTTGCCGTTCGATGACCTTCCATCCTTTGTTGGCAGCGATTTTGTTGCATAGGACACAAAGCTGTATCTGTGGAGTTTTTAGTTGTTTTAGGGGCGGAGGATCGAGGCGATTTGCTTCAGCCCGGAGCCCTGCGGCTTCCGCCATCTCAGCCTCATACTGTGAGAAGTCGTCCAACCCCCCGGCCGCCTCTGCGATCATTGCGGCACGTTGCCGAAGTTTCTCGGCTTTTTCTTTCCTGTAATCCATTTCACCACCCCCCATCTTCGTGCAGGGTGTATTCCGCCAGCAGATCGTTGTAGACCCTGCCACCGCCGCCGTCTTTCGGCGCATTCTGTTTTCGGTCTTCCAGTTCAAGCCGGAGATCCGTCAGCCGGGCCGTGACTATCTCCAGATCCTTCTCAGACATGCCGCGCAGTTTTGTCTCCAGGTCGGCGATCATGCTGATCGCCTCATCACGGAGGTATTGCAGTTTCGTGATCATGGCTTCCTCCTTTTTTGGGTTGTTTAAAACAATTTTTCAATGACAACCGCGCCACCTATTACAATCTCATTTTCGTCGGCGTCGTCATGGGTCTTTTTGGCATCTCCGGCGATAATGTAACAATGGTCGGCCATTACTGCGACATCGGCGTCGTCCTTCATCCAAAAAGATTTGAATGAATTGACCCACCAACCGGACGCATCGATCATCCACGCCGATGTTCCGTCAAGCTCTTCCATCCCCTCATAATCTGCAGACCCGTATTCCGGAAACTCCCTCTCATCTTCCCGGTCGGGATTGTGCCGGCTGTTTCCGCAAACTTCTCCGATCTGCCTGTCGGCATCTTCAAATCTGAGACCATAATAAAGATATTCAGACTCCATTTCGTTGAGCATGGAGTGGGCTTTTATTGCTGCTTCGATCTTGTTTTTAAGCTCTGCATTTGTCATTGTCTTTCCTCCCCGGTTGATGTTTTTTCCCTATCCTGGTTAAATATATATACCCTCTAAGGGCACCCTGTCAAGAAAAAAAATAGGCCGGAGTAAAAAAAATCACTCCATAAAAAAACGCTTGATCTCGTTGAACTTAGATGCTGGTAATTTTTTTTTGAGGTATAGAAACAAGTTTATCAGCGTCCCCGCGGCGGCGGAAAGGTTATTTTCTCCATGCTCCCACTTTAAATAGGTCGATTTGTGTACCCCCATTAGGCGGGACATTCCGGCCTGTGATAGCCCGAGATGTTCCCTTGCCTCCCTGATTTGGTTTGGTGTCATTATGAAAACTCCATTTTTGGTTGCCTCGTCAGCGCCGGGAACCGCCCCGACGGACGCCCCGAAGGGCGTTTCGGCTTTATTTTTTCTGGAAGCGGCGAACTCCGAGAATATTACCGTCTTCATCCCGCACGACCGAATCCGGGCCTGTATCGGGGCATACCAGATCGGACCGGTCTGAGGCGTTTAAAACAATCACGCTGACAATTAACGTGACGCCATCTTCTTGTTGCGGCAACCCCTCGATTTCGGCATATTTCTTGCGGACTACAGGTACGCCACGGAAAAAACCTTCGTGCTTGAATTGAATAATACCTTCGTATTCAACCTGCTCTTTCACTCGTACCTGTACGCCTTCTGGCGGGATCTCCATGGCGACATTGCCGTTGCTGTCAATGATCTTTACTACATGGGGTGTGAAGTTTCTGAACATGGCAATCTCCTTTCTTAATAAATCCCTTCTTCTCGTTTTCCTGTTGCAATCATTTTTTCAGCCACATTTTTGTCGAGGCGATTGAACCCGAAAATGTTTGCCTCGGTTCCATAGCGGTAACTGCCGTCCTCCAATTTGACCACCATGAGGTAGTCAATAATCCAACTTTCTACGATTTTCATAATCAATCCTCCCATTTCTCTCTCATTCTGTCCATGACCTCGTTCGGTACGCCACGGACGTTGTTATAATTGCCGGTTGCTTTTTGTCTACGACCATTTTCCGGGCAATGGTTGACTTGCCACTGCCCGGAAGACCGCGGATTAGGGTTATGGATTGCATTAGTATGTGCTCCCGCACATACCACAATCACGTGTACCTGGGGCCATCGGAGCGCCGCAGTTGCCGCAGTAAACGTCTTGCCCTCTTTGCGAATCTTGGCGGCCGCAATCGCCGTATCCGTGGCATCCATTGCACCCATGCACGTTATGGTTCCATTCCGGGCAATTCCAGGGCTGGTTGTCGGGATGTTCCGGACAATCGGTGGAGTGGCCCCAGGTTTCAGGCTGGCCGCAATGGTCACAGGTGCGGCCTTCTTCTCGGTCGCATTCGGGGCAATGAGAGTGGCATTCCCACTGCCCCCATGGATTTTCGCTTCCGTTGTGTTCGTGTGATTGCTCGTTCATTATGTCACCTCCCTTTCATTCAATGGCGCATCTATTCCGTCGCGCCGGTTCTTTTTGTTGCGCCGCCGCTTGATCTTCGCCTTTTGTTTGGCGGCGGCGCGGGTTTTCTTTCTCCGCATCCAGGATTTCTGCCAGTTAGTCATTTTGCCTCCATTCTGCCATTTCGGCGATTGAGTGGATAGTCTGGATTGACTCGATATCGTACTCATTTTGACGCATCCAATCGTAGAATGCAGCCATTTCATCGTCACCTTGGCCTCCATATACCCAATCAACGCCGTTTGTTTCATCTAAGTCAAGCGTTAAACACATATCCCAATAATCTTGCTCGACCCAATCAATCATGCTTCGGTCGATAAATAGGCGCTTTGGGCAAACAGACTTATCTGTTGCGACCTCGTTCACAAAATATGTGAAAGTATTATAGCCGTCGTCTTGATGAAACCGCATCCTGCCGGCATAATCAGGACAAACGTCAGCCTCAACAACAACGTAAAATGCGCGTGACATCCTTACCGGTTTATCCGACGGAAACCAAAAGGACAAAAAACTGCCAGCCGAGGCATCGCTGTCACAGCTACCATTGAACTTGTGAGGCGCTACCGTTCCGGATTTAAAAATCCGGTATAACTCCTTTATGTCTATGCTCCGGTATGCCCTCATCGCCTCCTCCTTTATGGTTGCTGTTTTTCCCTATCCTGGAAAACAATATATACCCTCTAAGGGCACCCTGTCAAGGAAAAAAATAGGCCAGATCAAAAAAATCCGGCCTTGCTGGTTTGTTGTATCAAGTCAATTACTTGAGTATTATTTTAACTGCCTTTTTGCCCACATCATTACGGCCGATATAAATATCCGCCCATTTCTGGACCGCCTCCGGCGTCTCATCTGTGGGATGGCAATCGAACCGGCGGCGGAAAAATTCGTCAGACCATGCCATAGCAGCTTTTTTGTTTCTTTTTTGGGCATCATGCGACCCCGTAGCGATACAAAACGCCACGAATCAGCTCGATGTATTTCCCCCCGGACTGGCCATAGACCTTTTTTCTAATCGCCGATACGGTTTCCCCGTTTCGATACATCTGGATGATCTCGGCATCCCTTCCGGTGGCGTCCACGTCGTTCATGCATACCAAACCAGATATTGTTAGTTCAGGCTTTTCATTTGAATCGAATTCCTCATCTTCTGATTCCATTTGTACCTCGCCCTCTGTAAGACATACATCATCTTCATTATCAAGCATGCGTTTCAACATTTGGTTGGTTCCAATTGTGGCTTGATATTCAGCGGCTCTTATTAACAAGTCTATTGCGCGGTCAATATCGATCTCGAAAAACTCCCGCTTGCCGTTCATTCTGTATCGGTAAAGCCATGAATGGATGATATTTTCGCACATTGTCATATCGGTACATGGAGTAAAAAATTCAACTTTGAATTCTGTCGGGACTCCGGTTGCCTGGTAAAGCTCTTGCGCCCGTTGCTCTGGGTGGTTTTTCGTGAACCCTATTTTGTAGATTCCATCTTTGTAGGATTCATTTGACATGATGTAGACATATCCTTCCATTGATCCTCCCATAAAAGCTCTACAGTTTTCCATCGTTCGCCTGTAGCCGTGTTGAGATAATAGCGAACCTTTACGAGACTATCTCCGAATACTTTTTGAACGCCTCCGATGTCCTTATGATCCGGCCTGATCGATCTCGTTACCTTAACGTCTTTCATGGGTAGTCCTTATCATATATGTAAAGATATGTCAAGAGATATAAAATTATGCTATCCCGTATCGTCTCAAAATGTTTTTAATTTGGTCTGCTTGTGCGCCCCCCCTATGGCCGAAAACTTTTTTCATGATAGCTGATATTGAATTTCCTTGTCTGTACTGTTCAATTATTTCCGCGTTTCTTCCGTCTGCGTCAATATCTGTCATGGGTACATACACACACGGACTGAATGGCTCATTTTCTGTTCCAAATCCTTGTTTTCTATTTGTGTGTGTGTGTGTGTTATTGCCCCTACCCCCTTCCCCACTCCACCGCCCCGAAGCGCCCCCACCACGCCCCCGGAACGGCCCCGGATGCAGATAATATTTCCCGTCTCGCCGGTTGCTGCTTCGGATAAATCCCACCCGTTGCCCATTGTCGAGGCGCTCAAGGTAGACACACGCTTCGAATCCGGCCACAAGATCCTTGTTCCCGGTCAAACCTAGCGCCCCGGCCCGATCCGACTGCCCGGCGACGATCAGGCCGATATTGACCTTGCGGCTTTCGGCCAGCAGGGACTTGAATTGTTGCCGCAAGTCACAGAATTGATTGAGAACAAATAGCTCGTCAACCACGAGCGTCAACTGTTCAAATCGTTTTTGCTCGCCGCTTGCGCGGAGTTTATACCGGTTGTCAAGCTCTTCGCAAACGTAATTGACAGCCCCCTCGATTTCCTCATAATTCCGTCCGATTCCAGCGACTTGAACGAAATTAGGCCAAGTTGTTGGGCTTGCGTGTGAATCGCAAATTATGACATGTCCGTCCTGTTGGGCTTTCGCCCACGCCAGATGCCGGAGCAGCTCAGTTTTCCCGGCCCCCATGCCGCCTATCAAGAGAATCCTGCTCATCCCCTCCAGAATAGGCAGCAGAGGCCCGGCGATTTCCGGCCCGTCGTCCTCCGGCTCCTGTTCTGGTACCGGAGAATCTTTCGGTTTTGATGCCGCCGGGTCCAATCTAATCATCCGCCCGTTGCGATCCACGGCCACGGCGCCAGCCACGGGATGATTGATCTGATAATAGTCTGCCGCGAATTCCTGTTTTTCGGTCTCTGCCCGGATTCTCCGAAGAGCTTGCCATACGAGGGCGAACCGGAGAAACAGGCTCTCCGCCGCGCCTAGGATCCAAATCAAGATGACGGTCCCCACCAGGCCCACGGCGATCAGCGCCGCGATGGAGACCACCACGCCATTCATGCCCCAGGAGACCCCGGCCAGGGCGAAGCAGGCCGTCAGCAACAGAAAAAGGCCCATACCGCCTACCAAAAACATTTTGGCTATTTTCCCAATCATATCATCACCTTTACTGCGGTAGCATCGCAGCCAAAAAGATCAGGACACAAGCTACACAAAAGATCACAGCCGCTGTATCTATCGCCGAAGGACCCTGTTTCCGGGGTTGCTGCGGTTGTCTGGGGAGCATCGGTGCAGTGTCGGGATATGTCGGCTGCAGTTGCTGGTACGGCATAGGCTGCTGCTGAATAGGTGCGGACCCAACGTAATATGGCGGTTGCTGCTGGTACGGCATCGGCCCCGGCGGATAAACCGGATATGCTGCCATTGGTTGATGTCCGGCCGGCTGGTGGCCTTGCTGCGGTCCACCCTGCTGCGGCACCAAAGCTCTCATAAGATCGTCATATCGATTATTTCTATTCATCGCATTGATTCCTTTCTATGTTCTATCAGTTTGTAAACGTCGGCCCCACTGGCAATTCGGCCCGTTACAGGCTGGCCATCGATTTGAATGATCGTCGGCCCCTCATGTTTCGCACCCTGCCGAAGAACGAAAAACACTGTGGCCACCAGCCCCATAATAGCCACCAGAGCAACGGCGCCAAGCAGGTAAGCAACCCCAAGGGATAGGCCGTTCTGCCCCCTGTCGGCCCATTGCAGCATCATGTCGGCCATGTTTCGGTGGCTGGTTGCGATCTCATCGGCGGCCTGCTCGTGAGCGGTTGCTATGCGGTCGGCGGTTTTGGCATTCTCATCGATCAGCCGGCGGTTGATCTCTGCCTGATCTTGATAAGCAGCTTGCATCGATTCGATCTGCTTTTGGGCAGTTTCCTGCTCGGCGGCTATTCGTTTCTCCTCGATGGCCGCTGCCTGTTTTGCGCGGTGCTCGGCGATCAGCTCACGGTGGCGCGCCCACGTGGCCACTTTATCCCAGGCCAACATGCCGCCGACGTACAGGACGAGCAAAATACAGATCACCAAGGGTATCCATTGTATAAAACCCCGTTCGTTTCTCAATGTTTGCATGGCTCACCCCTTTATGATTTTTCGGTTTCGGATAGTTGCCTTCAGGGCACTGAGAAATGCCTCAGTTCTACCCGTGGTTTGATACCCGTTATGAATCTGCACGTCGGCCCGGTTGCCGATAAAATCAATTTCCACAACTAATAAACCACTACCAGGGTCCCATACTTCTATGCCAAAATGACGGTGATTTGATGGCGAGTTTTGGCCATCAACTATCTTGAATTTTGGGTTATTTTCGTTTGCAACGTCGAGAAAAACATCAACCGCCTCTTGTATAGAGCAATATGTCAGCACGTCAATCTTGCGCTCGTATTTCCACCCCTTGGGTACACCCTCTACCTTCTCGCCATAATTTCGGACAAGCCGGTCTGGGAAGGCGAAAACAAAAGCAATGTATCGCCCATCGTATATCTCCAGATCCCATCCCTTTTCACCTTCTGAAATCCTGTCATCGATGAGATAAGCCTCGTTGTGAAGGTCAGCGGCCAGGCCCACCGCCAGGTGAACAGCCATGGCCGCACAAGCAATGGCGATTATCAGCCAAATCAATCGTTTGGGGTGCAGTGGGTGTAACATATTTCCTCCTTTTAAAAGTGATAGATGAACAGACATGCCCAGACCAAGCAGCAGACAATGGTCAACGTAAGGTATACGGCGCCAATGGCCTTTTCGAGTTTTGTCAACTCCGATCTCTTCGACACAATGCGCCCCCCTTCGGCTGGTAGACGGATAATTGCTCATGTTGCTGGTGGTCGATCTGTTGACGGCCATTGGCACTAAACCAGACCGCAGGGCGGCCGGAGTGCCCCTGTAAGGCCCGATCTGTTGTTGGGCGGTACTCTCGCCATGGGTCAACATGTTCCTGCTGCTGGCGCCTTGGCCTCGTCAGCCAGACCACACCCAAAAGACCCCCGATGAACAAAGCCATTACGGCGACCAGCACCCCACCCCCGATCAGCCAATACCAGACCGTGGCAGGCAGCAGGCCACCGGCCACCATAACCCCGCCGCTGAAGGCACAAGCTATAAAGATTGATAAAATCAGTATATTCTCTTTCATTTTGAAAATTTCCTTACGGCGATAATCAGCGCCCCGGTTCCTGCCAGCAGGGCGAAGAGGGCGACCCCCGCCAGAGCCCATGTTACCGGCGGGGCGCCCCAGACCGCGCTAAATCCCAGACCGGCGATGATCCCGGTGGTGACCCAACAAATTTCTTCAAAGAAATCCATCAGAAAAAAAGTTTTTTAATCAACCAATCGAACGGCCCCATTGTGGTCGGTTTTTCGGTAGAGCCCCTCTGCGGGGCGTATCCGTAATGATCGAGCACCTCCTGTTCATCGTAGCCATGCCTTTCGGCGGCCCTGGTCAAGGTGGCGCCCACCTCGGCGTTGACGAAACGGTCCACCACTTCGGCCCGGTTCTCCGGGGACAGGTTGTCCCACCCTTCCCGTTGTGCTGCCGCATGGAATCCGGGGTATTCGGTGGGATCTACATCCGAAAGATTAAAATCAGTGTTAGCGCCAGAACCGGTGTCGGCGGTCTGGGTGATTGCCGATTCAAAATAGGTGAGCCATGACATTGCAAATCCTCCATTTGATTTTGGTTGTGCCGGTTGGTTGTCAACGGATTTCTACTTTTCTTCTACCGGAAGTTCAATACACGCGCCAATTGCATCACCACCGGGGGTTGGAAACGTCGCGCCTGTGCACCATTTCTATCCGAGCCTTACTCTTTCCCAGTAACCTCCATTAAAAGCGTAGGCTTTCGTTCCTATGGGGTATTCGTTCCACGGCCTATCTTTTTTTATTTGGTACTTTGTGATTCCGGTATCTTTCTCGGCTACCATATTCAACCTCTCAAATTTGAAATCACAAAAACAACCCAAGCGATAACCAATAATGCGATAAAATATCGAACGTTTGAATCGCTTGCCTGCCTCCGCTTTGGTTTTGACCGCCGCGCCTCCCTTCGCGGCGGCCGTGCTTTGGGTTGATGTTGCCCGCTCCGGGCGATTGCGAGAATCTCAGGGACCGGGTGAAACCACTCCCGGTCAATTTTCGCCCATTCAAAGCGTCGATGTAGCTCTTTTTCCAGCTTCGTGTATCCCGGCAAGACGCCGATCAATTCCAAATTGTAGTTCGCCGTCAAAAATGTTTTTAGGCGACGTTGAACGTCCTTCGCTTTGCCAATCTTGACCGCCGGAACGTCGGGGTCATAGATGACATACACATAGCCAGATTCAGCCATTTTTTGACCGGTCGCCATTCAGCGCGTCATTTAACGCGTTCATCATTTCGCCACCCTCTTTCGTGGCTTTTATTCTGATCGCGAATTCAAACAGGGTGATGTAACCATCCAATGTATTCATTATTCGCGCTACTCCATCCTCCACCCCTTCACCTGGCAATAATTGTGCAGCACCCCAGACATCATGTGAGATGTTTTCAAGCAGTTGATTTCGATGTTTATCGTATTCGTTCATATTATCACCTCAATAATTCCCTCTTGTAAAGTGCCATTATTTTTGATTCTACTTCACGCAACTTTTTGGCCATGTCCATCAACCCCTTAGTAGACATCACCGTATTTGTCATGACATAATATTCCAGTTCATCTTGAACTTCATGCATTTGTTTGAGAGATTTTAAAACCTTATCTGCATCCATAGTGTCTAATTACTCCTCATCCTATGAATTGTACTGGCGATCCGTTCGACACTTTTTGAGTCTATATATGATCCGAAGTCTATATCCGGTATGTTGTGATCATCGAATTCAACCGTGATGCGGATATCTCGGCCACATTCGGCGTATCCTTCCCAGTGGTCATCGCACGTAATTTCCGCTCCGTGTTTTTCGAGCAAGTCGCGCAGGCCCTTTAAAAATGGTGTCCTATTGTCCATCGCCTACCTCTTCGGCAAATTCATCGCCATATTCAAATTGATCCCTTGTCATATAACCAAGATATGAACACGCAATTAATGCAGCATCTTTTGAAACCCGTGCAGGTTCTTTAGATTCGTCGATTTGTTTCCGGGGCACACCCTTTTTTATGTTGCCTACGTATGCTGTTCCGATTTCGATTCCGTTTCTGCCACTAAAATATGTCAGGCAAAACCAATGATATTTCTTGTCCATTAATTACCCCCTCAACCTGTAAATGGTTTCGGTCAATCTGCCGTTCCGCTCCTGATCGATTACCCCCGCCTCCAAAAGCTGATTCAGTCTCGGGTCAAGCCCGGCAGTGTCGGCAATCCGCGCTTGCTGCAACTTCAATCGCTTGATTTGACCGCCGTTTTGCTCGATCTTGCTTAGGATTTTGAGTGTTTCCGAATCCCACTTGACGGCGCTTGCAAGCGGTTTTCCCTCCGGTTCCGGTGAGGTTTTCACTTCTGACGGTTGAGGATTTGGCGCAACGTCAATACGCTTTTCACGGTCATTCCCCATTTTGATCGAAATTATAGACACAAGCCAATGCAGCAAAAGCCAGTTTATTGCTTGTAGCGCAGCACGAAAAAGAATAGCGGTTCCGGCTGCCATGTGGTTTTCTGCAACAACGGTTTTATCCGGTTCCACGCTATCGAGAAATGCGTCCCTTGTCGCGATGGCTTCGGACAGGTCACCGGCCCGCATCGCCGAGTTGCGCGGTTGGCCCTTGACGGCTGCCACGGCTTCCCTGTGCGCCTCGATGGAGCTTTCCAGGGCTTCCAGCTTCATCCGGTCCACCGTTGCAAGGCCGCTGTCCTCCAGGTGAGGTTTTGCGGCGTGCATACCGGCGGCGTTAACCACCAGGCCAAAAGCAATAATCAGGGCAATCCCCTTAAGCACCTTCGTCCAGTTCGTTGGCCTCCAAGCGATCAGGGCCAGCGCCCCGGCTTCCAAAAAGAAAGCCTTCCACCAGCCCCCGAAAAAGGCTCCGGCGTCGGATATGAGTTGATAGGAAATCCCGGCAATGACAATTACAAGCAGCATTGGGAAAAATGCCATGCAAGCGAATTTCAAAAATGTTTTGGTGGCTTGCAATGTATCAAACTCTTGATTTTGCATGGTTTCCATATCAAGCCTTTTTTCTAAACAAACCATTTGCGGCGATATACCACGCCCAATTATTTATCTGCGTTCCATCCTGGTTGAATGCACGTATAGAAAACTGGTTTTTTACCGCAGCAGCGGCCTTTCTTGTCAAGGTGCATAACTGGGTAGGCACAGTCTCTAAACTCATTATAGTGCTTCCATTTTCTTTTTTTCATCAATACGCCTTTCTCCAATCCTCCGGCGAGTCAATCCGCAACTCGCCGGAATCGATTAACGGCTGGATGTCCACGCGCCATGAATCATCTGGCATAATCATAGCCAAGCTTGGCCGTGTACAGCGGTCCACGCCGTGGTCGTATCCGTGCATGTACCCGGCGTAATAAATTGCCCTGATAAGTTCGATGTCTGTCATCTTTAACCCCCTCCTTAATTTGCTGCCATTTCTGGCAACGATAAAAAAAGTTGATCCACTTGTCAAGTTTTTTTTGACTTTTGCCTTGCTGCTGGTTATGATAGCGCCATGTTTCGGAGCAACGTCAAGCGATTGATGGAAGCCAAGGGATTGACTTTCCGGGAATTGTCGAAACTCGCCCGCGTCGGTCAACATCAAATCCATTACGCGCGGGAAGGCGAATTCAAGCGGCTGAATTTCAAAACGCTTGAAAAAATTGCCAAGGCGCTTTGCGTTAATTATTGTGACTTGTTTGACGAATTGGAGGATAGGAGGTAATGAAAATGAAACAAAAAGTGGCCCTTGTTTTTTGTGTCCCAGATGGAGACTATTGCTGGGACGAACATGACCTCTGCGAGCACTTTAACAATGAACGTGGGATTCTTAGCTGTAACTTTAGTTTTTGGGAACAAAAACGTGAGCATGGTACGTCAAGAGTTTTAAAGCCTTTTGAATGTAAGAGTTTGCCTATTTTTAAGGAGGATAAATGAAACGATTGATTTTTGCGGCTTTTTTGGTTTTGGCCATTGCGGGGCTGGTCGTTGCCCAGGGCGACTGCTGGCTAAAAGAAGGCTATCCGATAGCGATCTCCGAGAAACACCTGGACAATTTTATAAGCATGATCCAGGATGAGGACTTTAAAGCCGCACAAAAAATGATCGACAAGCAGCAAGTTTTCGTCGCGTCGAAGGATGTCCAGGCATATATGCACAAAATCCACGTTTTCGGGCATGATGAAATCCGGCTTCCGGGATCTGATCGGATATTCTGGGCTCCGTCGAGGGCGATCTCGTTGGAAAAGCCGGAATAAAAAAAGGGCGTCAACCGAATGGTCAGATTGACACCCCTTGTGGTTTTTAATCAATCTGGCGGGATAGAGGCAAAACAAATTCGATTGTGTGGATCGACCTCTATACACATACCGGTTGTGTCGTCCTCAATAATTGCCACCGGTGCAGATCCGTCTTCACTTGATAACGTACTCCAGTGTCGCAACCTTCCACCCTTCCATTCGTGATTTGAACTTGTACCCATTCTGTACCAACATGCCGAACCTATTCTGTTGTTGTCAGGCATAACATATCCTTTCATTTATGGTTTAAACCATCTCCTCGACTTCCGCCGGCAGACTATCCCACGGCCCGACCCATGAGCCCTTGATCCACCGATACCCGGCAGATTTTAGCGCCGTTAAAATCTGCCGATTCGGCTTTTCGGAAAACGTCACAACCGCATCGCCATAAGCGTTTGGCTTGACCACAACCCCTCTCTCGCTGTCCTCTGCGGCTCGCCGGTTTTCGGCCTGAGCCTTCACGACCTTCAGCCGGTCCCGATCGGCCTTGATCCGCTCAAGAAAAAAATGCACTAAAATCAAAAAAATTATTCAATGTCCAAATCCAGAATTTTTTTAGCAACTTGCTGCGAGGGCCTTATCTGGCCACGCTCATATTTGTGGATAGCCGCCTGAGATAGCCCGAGCATGGCCGCGAAATGCCGTTGTCGGAGCTGGTACCGGTTGCGGATCTCCCGGATTTTCTCCGGTGTGATCTCAATTGGCGGATCTGGCGGGATAGCCCCATTGAATGTGTGGCGGATCAAATTTTCGATGTAGGCCGGGATCGGCCCCTTTCCGGTCTCGTACCGAGAGATTGAAGATTGCGCGATCCCAGTTTGCTCTGCAAGGTCCGCCTGGGATAAGCTGAATTGTTCACGGATTTTCCACAGTTCGTAGCCGTTCATATAGTCACCTCCATGTTCTGCGCCAACGGGTCGCTTCAATAATTGCATTCGATAGAAGCCATTTCGATGGCCTCTTTCAGGGTTTTTGTTTTTGCCAATAACGACCCGCTTGTGGTGTTAAATGTTCCCCATTTACAACCCTTTATAGGATTTTTTGTGGCTCGTATTTCTACAACCATTTTCCGGCCCCTGTAGAGGTATAGCCCCCTACGGATTTTGACTTTGCCAATTTTCATATTTTTTCCCTTCCCTTTCCCTGTGTCCATCCATCCCGCGCCACCCTCCCGGATGACGCCGGATGGATGCCCCGGATCATCACCGGGACCGTTTTGGGCTATTGGTTTGAAGCCGAATCCACAGCCTCCTCTGGCGTCCAACCTATGGATTTTCGACCATCGGGAAGGGTGCACATGCACGTTTCCATATTGGCGGGCGCTTCAAACCTGTTCCCGTTTTCGTCACGGCCAGTCCACGTCCGGTCTTCATTTTGTTCCCATTTGATTTTCATTGCCGTCCTCATTTGTTTATGTTCGTTTCCCGCCCTCTTGATTACTAACCTATCAATATTGGATCGCCATGTCAAGAAAAAAACACTAAATCGAAAAAAAATCCCCGACCCGTAGTGGGCCGGGGCGGAGTCGATTTATGCCGGCAGCGCGTTAGATGTTTCGGGCGTCAAATCAGCGCTTCCGAAGGTGCTCCTAATGTCGTTCATGCCCCATTCACGCTTTGATTTTTTCCGGTATCCGGCGTCATTGTGCCAATACCATCCGCGCTTTTTCCCGCTCCATTTAAAACCGGCGGACTTCAATTCCTTCTTGTAACGCCAGGTTTCGCCGAAAACCCACAGCCACCTCCCGCAGACTTCTGCCCGGATGTTTTGGAAATGCTTGATTGAGTCCCAAACCTTGATGATTGCCTCGGTCAACGGCTCCTCTTTCGCTGCCATGCGGCCGTCGTAAGGCGTCCACCACGCGCCCTTCAGCGCCTCATATGCGGCATTCACGAGCTGCATTGCATGTACGTTGCCTCCGTGGTCCGGGTGGTTCGCAATCGCTGCGGCCCGGTAGGCTTTTTTCAATGAGTCTTCGTCTTTTCCTTCGGGCTTCAAGATCGCCAGGGCTTCTTTCTTCGTCATGTCGTTTCCTCCTTCTTGTTTGTTGTCCGTTCCCCTATCCTGATTACCAATCTATCAATAATGGATTAGTAAGTCAAGAAAAAAAATGGCAAGGCGGGCAAAAAATTTACCCGCTGTCTAAATGGCTGGATTTTAGGAGGGTTGGGAAATAGGTGAGCGGGGAAGGACAAAAAAGCCCCGCCTGGAACCACACGGCCAGACGGGGCTAACGGGTCAAACGGCGCGTTTAGATCTCGCGGCAACTACCTTGCAACCATATCGTATAAATGAATACTAAAAGGAGCGTCTGGGCTATCCCAATCATCAGGGTCATCTGTCTGCCAATCGGAAACCCCATCTTCAGGAGTATATAGAATAACATCGTTTGATGCAATTCCTTCTTGGTCGTGTGTATATTCAATCAAACCGGCAGTAGCATTGCATAATTTTGTAGATTTTTTCATGGCGGGATAAATATTCCCAGATGTTGCCCCAAAATCAGCGGCGACAACAGGTGTTTTCCTGTTTCCCGTATATTCATCCCCATACTCAAACGAAGCCGAACAATCTTCCCCCTCACTATATGTTCTATCATATTTACGACCGTCATAAACAAAAAATATATTGCAACACAATTTTTTCCCTTCATTTTCTCCGATAACCGATCCCGGATAATATTTCCTTCTGCTTGTGTCCGTATCATCATCTATCACGACGTAATGACCGTCACTTACATAACCATACTGGTCCTGCATATACCGAGGCAATATGTGCTCATCAGTAAAAGCGGATACATAAAAATTATCCCATGCGTTAAATATTTCATCTTCAAAAAAGGAGGATTGCACGGCATTTAGCAGCTTATACCCACCTTCATATGTGGGTGGATCAAATTTTTTACAAAACTGTTTATACTGGCAATAAGAGCTTTGATTTACTCCTAATGTTAAACCAGAAGTCATGTCGCCTGCTGGAGTCATAAAAACTTCATCCACTTTCTCTGATGAATCAGAAATGTCCTTTCGGTCAGAAAAGTAACCAACTGATGTATTCCTTTTATAAACCCCATAGCCTGAAATTCTGCTATAATCTGTTTCTGTTAAATAATTTGGATTTACTATGTACTGGTTTACGTTATCAACCAAATAAGGGTCCCAATACGAGCTTTTAGTCTCGTAAACCGACCCCATCCCATATTCATCACAATAATCAATTTGGGTTTCCTCTGATGGCTTTAACTCTCCTCCAGTCGGGAGGAAGTTCCCAGCTTCATATACATAGAATAAAGGACGAGTATTCAGTGAAGCTAAATACCTGCTTTCAGACGAGAGAAAACCAAAATTATCTTTGTGGTCAAACCCAGTAATTGTGCCGTCGTCTTTTTCGTAATAATCGTCGGTTTCAAAATCCCACAAAAATGCATAATTGCTAAATCTAACCTTAGCCACCCCTGTTATGGAACAATATCGCCTGTTGCCGTCCTTAAATCCAACAATGAAACTATTATCAGATGTATGCCCTCCGCCGTTATTCACAGATATCAGCTTTACCTCATCATTCACACCGAAGGCTTTAATCCCATTAGTTTTATCGCCATTTTCACAATGGTAAAAAACCTCAACTCCTGATAAAGCCTCACCAATATCAAGCGACACATCAGCCGTTCCCGCCGATTCATTTATGCCCGTTATAGTTCCGTATAAGGTGCATAAGCAATCGCTTGAATCTCTTGTGATTAGATCTGTCATAAATCAATCCAACTCAATCGGAATAATTGTCCAAGGGGAGGGCTGTTTTCTCCCAAAATTGACTACATATATATACCAGGTTTCACCTGTCGCGGCTAAATCAACGTAGGTTCCGTCGCCCTCCAAATAAAAATTATCACAAGATGAAACATCCCGAATGGCAATTCCAATTTCATGATATCCCTCCCGAATGATATTTGCATAATGTCCGCTGCTATCCAGCCATGCCGAATAAACCTCATCCTCTGATCGAGCAAGGCCGACGTTCTCTCCTATTTCATACTCCCCACCAACCACTACGCTTTCCGTGTAACCGGCAGCGATAATTCGATCTGCTGAATTTGTGAAGCCTTCGCCCGTATGGCCAAGCCTACAATTAGCCAATAACCAGTCGGCATGATCCGAAGCCGCATCATAAAGCAATCTGTTGGCGGTCAACGGGTTGACGCCTTCATCTTCCCTTGTCGCGTTGTGAAGGGAAATTAGACTGGCGCTTTCAATGAAAATCTCAGGGTTTTCGCATGTTTTTGGACAGGTACAATTATCCATATTGACCGCAAGGACATTGCTTCCCACGGCCCATTCCACCCAATCGGATTGGGTGACATATATTGACTGGATACCTAATGTGGCGTCTGACATATAAAGTCGCAGGCCCACATCATTTTCGGTACCATCGAGCGAAATGACTTGGCCCTGGATATAACAGGCGCCCTCTCCGACAAAACATGGTTGCGGGTGTGTCTCGAATCCGATTACAATCGGCACTTCGTTTTCATAGGCCACCACAACCCTGTCGCCAACATCAAACGCTGCCCCGTGGCAGTTCATATACCGCACTGTGACGCCAGTTATGGTCTCGGCCTCCTGTACGGTATGGCCCGTGCGCACCGTCGCCGCGTCGAGTAATACGGACGCTACATCGCCGGCCAACGCTGTGATCTCCCCCACCCGATACCGTTTCGCCCATTTTGCCGCCGCCGGGAAAATAGCCAGATTGTAATAGGCCGTGAACGGTCCAGCCGCTCCGAGCGGGTTTTGGAGTTGCCCGTCTCGTGAAACGGTATAAACCGCCGCGCCTTCATAACCGGGGCGGATGATTTTCGTTTTTTCATCGTCCCGGCACAATTCAATCGTTCCGACATCTCCAGAAAGGTCCGTCGTGTAATCTGCGCACCAGATTGTTTCGGGTTCAGAAGAGGGTAGGGATTGTAAATTTACAAGTTGTCTTTCTTTTGAGGCTTTGTGAATCTTTAATGCCCTTTTTTTACTTTCGTTCCCTTCGTTTGATATTTGAGTCTCTATTCTTGAAATGGACAATTGAAGGTTTGATATCTTATTGTTTATTTTTTGCACATCATATTTTGTGGTTACTTCATATAGACCTTCGCCACTATGGCTTGATATGGTTGATTTACCCATTTATTTTGCCTTTATTGTCATTAGCTCGCTACCTGGTTTTACAGTATATGTTATATGCTCTATATCTATGGTATCATCTCCTATAATAACTGTATCATTAGGTCTTATAAAAAAATCTACTTTTGAAAAATCATAATAGGTATCTCCGCCTATTGTTCGTTTTAGAAAATTATCATATAAGAACGAATTTTGACCCAGAACTGTTCGTGTCCTCTTTCCGGTCATTACGATTGATTTAGATGTTGCCCCCTCATAAAAGTCTATAGAATAAACATCTGCCGACATTATTTCTTGCGTCACAATATATTGGTTACCAGAATAATATGATCCATATAAAACCATTCCAGGAGATGAGTTTATTTGTGCCAGAAGTGTTTTTGCCCACAATTCTGATCCTATTTCTGACAAAACTAAATATTCGGATTCTTGATTGTTGTTTATGGTATCTGCCCATGAATAATCGGGAATCGTGACTTTTAGATATGTTGGCTCTCCACTTCTTAGTCTTCCCTGAAAATTAGATATCGGTATTTCATCGCCGTTAAGGGTGAAGTGATACTCAACTTTTGCTTCTTTTTTGTATTGTTCTATTTCTTCTTGATTTATGGCAAAACCGGATGCGCCCGCAACCGGTCCATCTGATATCGACCGATCTGCGACGATGCCGGAACTACCGGACGCGCCCGCAACCGGTCCATCCGGCGTGATTGTTCGGTTGAAAATGGCGTTGTGGTCGCCGGATGCAGAAGCGGTTAGTGTGTTGTCTGAAATCCGGCGCGTGAGGTTTTCAGAATCACCGGACGCCCCAGATGTAATTCCGTCCGCTATTCCTTTTGTGAGATTTTCGGAGCTGCCCGATGCCCCGGCGATAGGGCCGTCCGACAGCCTCTTTGTCAGGTTTTCAGCGTTACCAGATGCTCCGGTTATGAGGCCATCTGATAGCCTACGCGTTAGATTTTCAGCGTTACCGGATGCACCGGCCGAGGCATTATCGCTTAAAGTTTCAATGGATTCAGGTGGGAATGAAAAGCCGGATGGAGGAGAATAGGTAGCATCGCCGCTCGCGTCATTAATAGTTGACGCCTCGTCATATAATGATACAATTCCATATATTGTTCCGGTCACCCCGGTTAATGCTGGATTAGTTCCATTGGCCGGATCTCCACTTCCCTGCCAAACGTTATTGATGGCGAACCAAATCTTTGAGTTATCAACATCAAAAGCGACCCCGAGAATATCGCCGGATGTCCATGATGCACCAAACGAATAATTCCATGTTCCGTTATGTGCTATATCGCCTGATTCATTGTATATCCAACTATTCGCACCGCCCAACTGTCCACTCAAAGGTGCAGCCGTTGTAGCTATACCCCCATGCAGGCCGAAACCAGATCGATTTCGTGTAAGCTCAAAATATATTTTCCCGGAGCTAACAGACCATACAGCTCTACAATTGTAATAGTCTGATAAAGATGTAGATTCAGCCGTTCGGTTATTATTAGATAGGGTTACATTTGCATTTTTGTCGGATGGATTCCACGCCATTTACGCCGCCGCCATCGTCGCCGTTGCTTCGATTTTAATTGAATCGCCGTCGCCTATCCCGGTGCGTGCGGCTGAAAAAAGCACCATGTCATATAGGACCGCGCCAGATGCCGCTGTATCGCCTTTCGTGTTGTCCGAAACGAGCATGTAACCATACCATGTCGTATCCGTACCTCCAGCCGTAAAAGTCGCCTTGTTCGCGCTATTGTCAATGCTTTGGCTTGACGCGCTCCCAAATTGGCAGGTTACTCTGTTTGCTTCATCATAGTCGGTCGTCTCATACGCGCCCGTACCACAACTGTCCGCGTATGTATCGGCCGCCGCCGGAGTATGATCGGTATCCATAGGTGCAAGATACCAAGTTGTGATTTGTGTGCCGCCGGCGAAATATGAAGACAACAGATGGTCAAGCCCTTCATTGACCACGAGCGCCCCGGATGTTAGTGAGGATGACGCGGTCAGGGTCAACTCACATCTTAATTCGTCGCCGTTTACAATCCCTGTAATAGCCGTATCGTACAGCACCATTGACGCCAAAATGGCTCCGGATGCCGCCGTGTCCCCCTTCGTATTGTCCGATACCAGCATCCAGCCATAGATGGCCGTATCGTTCCCCTGCATCGTCACCGCGGCGATTGAGGCGGAATTGTCCACGCTCTGGCCGGATACCGTCCCCGGCGTCCAGGTCTGCCGGTTGGCTTCACTGTAATCCGTGCTTTCATAGTTCCCTGTCCCGCAGCTATCCGCGTATGTATCGGCGGCTGCCGGTGTATGGTTCACGTCCATCGGGGCGAGGTACCACGCCGTCTTTTGCGTCCCATTTCCGAGCACAACATCCAGGATATCGTTTAACGCGGCGTCTGGTATCAGGTTCGTTTTTTCGTAAATGCCAAGGACTTCCCCATCTCGGATATGGGTTGTTTTGTAATTTCCGAAAACTTGCATTATGAAATTTTCTCCTTTGCGAGAATCGTTATTTTCACTTTTCCGTTATTGTTTCTGAATGTTTCGATCATGCCTTTATACGCGCCGTCGTTGCAGTAAAAGCCGACATAAGCGCCCGCCGAATATAGCGCCCGCGCGGCCGCCTGACCTGTCGAATCCTGCCAGCCCTCAATTGTAAACGTCCGATCTGCCTCCGTAACGCCGTGGTTCATTATTGACACTTCGCCGTCGAGCGTCATAACTTTTTGAACGCGCCCCGTTTGCGTATCGGCAAAAAAAGCATCGGCATTTTTGAACGTGACCGACGAAAGCCCCGGCGATATCGGAGAAATAACTATCATGAAGACGACCCCAACATGGAAACTAGCATATCACCACCCTCAAGCACGGCCTGATCCTGCAATGCTTCGAGGATCTCCTCCCAAACCAATTCAAGGGCTGGAGATAGGTTGTCGGTGTTCAACGTCAATTTGATCGGATCATCCGAGTTTAACCTGTCGGACAGGTCTCGCATTGTTACTATTTGTTGTTCCGTCAATTTCTCCTGTAATTTAATTGCCCGTTCACGTAGTTCATTTTCTTTTCTTATCTGTTCTGTAATCGCGAATTTTTCAAGCGCGTTTCCGATGCCATCACCCAGACCGACAAGCAGCCCGAGAGATTCTGAAATTACGTCTCCTGTGCTTTGGATCGTCGTATTGACTGACTCGAAAGCGGCCTCTACCTGCCGCGCATTCGCTTCAACTTGTGCAATATCAAGTTTAGCTTCCCATTCAACTGACGATTGAAGCGCCTCCATTTGAGCGGCAAATCTCTCCGCGTCGGCCTCGATCTGAGCGGTTTCGAGTTCAACCTGTAATTCAAGCCGTTTGTCTGGCGGTACAAGTTCTTCAATCGCCTTTTTCGCATCTTCAGTGTCGGCCTTACCGACGAATTCAACAACCGTCCCATCAAGCGCCAGGAACTCTTCTTTTGCCTGTCTAACTTCATTGCTTGCTTGGTCATCGATTCCGATGGCCAGCAAAAACTCATCGGTTGTCAGGCTGTCAACGTCACCGCCGAGTTGATTTAGCTTCGCCTGTGCTTCCTCGGTGTTTGTGGCAATGTTGACCTCTTTTTCACCTGGAACATTCGCAATTGCCTCGCTGGTATCTTCGGCTGCTTTTTGTGTCTCCTGAAACTGTTGCTTTGCGGCGAAAAAAGCGTTGTCGATCTTCTCCATTTCGTCAAGCGTAGGCCCTGCCGAAAACACTCCACCGAGAAAATTATCGACTTCTGCGATTACCCCTTGAACCGTCTCTTGTACGCCTGGGATTTGATTTATCAGGGTCCCGATGGCCGCTCCGGCCGCCCCTGCGGCAACCACGAGGCCAGCCGGTCCAAGAGCCGTTGCAAGTTTTCCGATAGCAGCGGTACCGGCTTTTCCCGCCGTTGAAAGCCCACCAAGCGCCTGCCCCGCTCCGCTGATAGCCCCGCCGATACCGGATAACGCCCCGGCCGCAAGATTCGCCTGCGTCGCCAATGCGAGCATGAAGCCGGCAGTGGCCTTGACCTCCGGCGACAAATCGTTGAAATAATCTAACGCATCACCGAGAAATCCCACTAACGGCCCGAACCCGTCTATAACGCCCCCGACAATATCCTGGAATCCTTCGAGCGCGTCCACGATGGCCTGTATTGCCGCCTCCAGCCCCTCCGGCGTGGACAGATCGACCCCGCCGAAAAAGTCGCTTATAAGTCCTTCAGCGTTGCTTAATACGTCTTCCAGCGCATCATTCAGCCCGGAGAAATCTACACCCTCCAGAGCCTTCGGGAAATTCTCCGCGATGTTTTGAAAAATTTTTTCAAATTTGTCTGACAATCCATCCAGCGCATCAGTATCGGCGAATGATGCAAGAATGGAATTGAACGCCGCTTGTGCAGCCTGGCCAATTGTATCAAACTTTTCGGCAACCTGATCAGCCGATCCGGCCAGGTCTTCCATCTCTGTCCCGGCGAGCGTCAACCCCTTGGCTGCTTTGTCGCCAAGATCCTCGAACTGCGTCCCAAGGAGAGCCACACCGGCCTGGAATGCTTTGCTTTGATCATCAGTCTCATTAATATTCTTCAGGACGATCTGAAACGCTTCAGCCGCCGTTATGCTCCCATTCTGAAACTTCGCCGCCATGTCGGCAGCGTTAATTCCGATGGCTTCGAGACCTTCTCTCGTTGATTTCGATCCGTCCTGGATTCGGACACGAAACTCTTTGAAAGCATCTGCGGCGCGGTCTGTCCCGAGTATCCCGCCTTGCAACCCTGAATCCAGGAGCGAAAAAAACTGTTCGGCCGACGCACCGCCGCTACTAAACTGCGTAGAGTATTCGTTGATCGTTTCCAGGAAATCGCCGGAGCGGTCAAGCCCAGACTGAAAGCCGGAAGCTATGAAATCAAGCGCCTCTTTCCCTGTAAGGCCAAATTGCTCGGTGAGTGTTTTGGTCGCGTCGATTGTCTGCTTTAGATCGCCGCCGAAAGCCTGGGATATTTTTGTTGCGCTGGATGCAATCGCCCCGACATCCTCCTCCGCTGAATCCCGGAACTGCTGAAACGCGAAAGTAACGGCCTCTGTCGATATCTCCAGGTCAAACCCTTCGGCGAATATTTCCTTAACCTCATCGGCCAAACCTGCCGCTTCATCCGCCGTTATTCCGAGCGTTGCCTGGATAGATTTCCCCAGGTCTTCGATATCGGCCTTGCCCGCGATGGCCACGCCCACAAGCCCGGCAAACGCTGCTTCAGCGACGCCGATAGCCGCCGTCAGATCGGCGAATGGCTGCGTCGCGTCCTGTATCCCGTCGCCGATCCCGGATAGGTTATCGCCTATGGATTCAGCGACCCCGGAGACGTTATCGGTCCCGCTGAAAAGAATTTCAATTGTGCGTTGAATGCCGGCCATCTATTCCTTTTGCCTCTCACTTAAAACGCTTCTAATCTTGTCCATCACTTCGATTAGAATGCTATAAAGGTGGCCGCGCAACTCGGGAGTTTCAATTTTTATCTTGATCTGTTCGGACATTATTCATCCCAAAAAATCAATTTGCTTTTCAACGCTTCCAGCTCTTTTCGGCCATCATCGTCTAACGTGAAATGATAATGATGATTGTTTTGGCTGCTGGTAGCCTTCTGCAAAATATCGATCAGCGACAATATGGCGTTTTTGGTTTCATCATCCATTTGAATTCTTTCTCATCTCTGCGAACCGGCCCCACAGGGCCATCTCAATGCGCGTCAGCCTGCCCCATGGGAAATGTTGGGGCAAGACCTCAAACAAATAACGACGGACGCCTATAAACCCGCCTGAAAACTGTCCGTATTCTGCCCCGTTGTTGAGCGCCATCTGGACTTCCGGGATGTTCCAGAGGCGATCTATTCCCCCGGTTGGGCGCCCTCACCGGTCATGTTTTCGATAGCATTGGAAAGTTTTTCAACAAACTTAGGCGCGATGGTTCCGATTTTCACCCAATGATTGCGTTTCAATTCAGGATATTCACACCCCTGAACGCAATTTGAGATGTGATGGACTGTTACGGCCCTGGTCTTTTTTGCGTCGCCGAAGTAATAGGCAAGTGCTTCATCTGCCACCGCAAGTCCGCCGCCCTCCCCGGTGTCAAAAGCGCGGGCAATCAGGTTCTTAAAATGATCCGTTCTGATCGCCGTTACTTCCTCATCACGTCGGCATATTTCATTTAGGGTAAGCCCACGGACGCGGAAAACCTTCTCTTCCCCGTCCGTGAACATACCTGTAAGGTTTTTTGGCGCGTCGAATTCTTTCGTCCGCGCCGTGAATTCAGTTTGGATTAGCCATTCAGGATTCGGCATCTATGCTCCTATGAAAAGAATTTGACCGCAGCGTCCCCGGTAAGCGTAACGGAAACCGTTTTCGCCCCGCTGGTCGGATAAGCCGGCGTGATCCCAACCTTAGATTGCTGAAGGTAGTAGGGGTTTTCATCCTCATCGGGATAAAACCGAAACGTCATTGTTTCTCCTTCAGCCTGCGCGATCTGATCCGTGATGCCATCAATTACCACGGCGGAAAAGCTGCCCTGATTCAATGTAGGGTCGGTCTCGAAACTCACCGCGCCGTCATATGTGGCCCGTGATCCCTGTCCGTAAGACTGGGTATTGGGTACGAAATCGTAGGTCCTTGAAATGTCGGAAAAAGTCGTCACGGAGTAAGCGGTCACATAGACGTTTTTTGTCGTGTCGCCTGTGCATTTCGCTTCAAGCGCGGCATTGAATTCCACGTAAAAATTCTTTTTCCCAGAAACCGGCGCCTTGTTGCCCATGCCCAGGTTCGAGATGGTTTTCACAATCGGATAATACACACGGTCCTGGTATGTGTTGGCAGTCTGATAGATCTGCGATTCGGTAAGAACCGCATCGGTCGAGGATGTGAAGAGCACGCAACATAGCTCGATATCACCATCCACAACGTAGGGGATCTGCCCGGCCGATGTCCCGCGAGTGGTCAAATAGGACGTATCTGCGCTATCAGTGCCTTCCACAGTATTGATAGTCGATCCGTCGCTGTCGAGTTGGATCGAAACCCACTTGGCAACGTCAGTTTCCGGCCTTACTGACGACAAGTCAACGGTTGTGGCTGAAACGCTGTATGTTTCCCCGGCGAGCTGCGCCGTGAACGCTGCAATGTTCAGCACATTGTTGGAACTGCCGGGGCTTCCGATTGTCTGCGTATCGAGCACACCATCCGGCAACACCTCCGGGGCATAACCGGACTTTCCAGAGACGACCGTCACACCGGAAAGCGTAAAAACGGTTTTGTCCCCACTGTCGGTCATTTCACTTTTGGACTTAAGCGTCCGCGCCGCTTCCATCTGGACTAACTTTTTACCCATTTTTCAATCCCTTTCTTGCGGCGATTTTACCGGCCGCCTCCTTGATGCCGTCAACAATGATATCGTCCCACTTGACGGGTGTAATTTTGACGATCTTCTCGGTAACCATGAAACCGAAAAGGAACCACTCCCAGTTTTGAATTATAAATTCCATACGTCCTCACTTATTGTCAACTAATGTCAATGTGTTGATTACCGGGGCAGCCGGCAACGTAAGGTCTTTGGAAACGATGTTGCTATAATCACTCTGTAGCCCGCCATTTCCACGGGCCGTCATTGTGATGTAGACGACGCCTCCTGTAAAGTCGGAGAAATCGACTTCCTGTGTGTATGTCGTGCTGTCCTGTTCCTTCTGAAGCTCAAGAAACTTTTCAAACGGCAAACATACGGCATCTTCGATGTGCCAAACGGCACCTTCGAGTCCTTCACAAGCCGTTTCATCTTCAGTACCGGGGAAGGCGCGATAGAACACCCACGAAGACACATCCGCTATGCCTTCGGCTGGATAATCCCATGCAAGTGTGAGGGAAACGTCTTGCTTTGGACCTGCTGGAAATGCTTGCCCCGCAAACAATAGTGCCGCGAACACTACAATAGCTACTGCCAATGTGTACTTCATCGATGCTCTCCTATCCGAACCACTTGTAAATTTGATTATTTCGTCATTAGATAGAGATGATACTCATCAAGCGTCCATGTTTGCTTGACTGCCTCAATGCCTGATTCCCATTTTTCTCCGACCATGACAAGGCCCACGCCGTCATAACGGGTCGTGGTTTTAACCAACGGGAACCACTCGCCATCGATCATTGTCGCGGCTTCGGCATGGCCCTTATCTGACCAGACCGATGGCCCGGCCTGAACACGGATTGGGCTGTCAAGGTGCCGACTCGCTTCTGTCGCGATGGCGAGAGCCTCCGGCTCACAGGAGACCCTGAAAGCTGGTTGTTCCATGTGGGCGCATCCAGCCAGTGCCAAAGCGATAGCAAGGATATGCAATGCCTTCATTAATACCTCGCAACCTTCCGCAGTTCGGCCATTTTGGCGGCCGTCTGCCAGTTATCGAGGATGTCGTAAATCTGCGCCATTGCGCTCTGGAATTCAGCGACAGATATATCAGTGTACCCCGCATCAGTCACGTCTTGAGCCGTAATTTCATCCGCCGCAGCCGGTCCGTATTGTTCATCATTCCAAATATCGCGCATCTCTTCAAGTTTCTGAATCACCTCGACAAATTCAGTCGAAACGATCTGGATTTTATCAAGACACTGTTCTTTCCGTGTGTCCTGCGCCATAGCCGAACCGGACATAAGAACCATTGCCAAAATCATCAAAACTGCAAACATCTTTTTCATCTTAAATCCTCCTACTAATTGTTTATTTGACCGCGTTCAACCCATCGGTCTGAAATATAACGGAACGCAATAACATCATATTGCCCTAAATTAACCACGCCAGATGTCTCAGACACCCCGGCTGTATCGGCGAAATTACAGGAGTTTGCCGACACATTGATAATCTCAATTTTCATCCCCTGCGCCATGCCAGTTTCTCCCATCGTAATATCGCAACCGTTGGAGTCATTACACGTCAGTTCGACGTATCCGGTTGTTGGTGTGAGAGTTAATGTTCCGGCATTCGCGTCGCCGGTGTCTGCTATTGTGCGGGCGTCTACGGTATCAGTTACAAAGCCATCAAAAACATGTTTGGTCCCAGTGTTGGTGTACTGCGTATCACCCGACGCATCCGCCTGAAACTCGGCGTAGGTTGTCGCGTCGTATGAGGCGCGGATTTGGGGGTTGGAGGCGTCTAAAACGTCGAGCTTGCGGCCGGGGGCGGTGGTGTTTATGCCGACATTACCATTCTTATCCACCACGACCGAAGGCGTGGTGTTAGTCGACGATCCCATCCCAATGAAAAAAGATTCCCCATCACTCCAGGCGGGTGTGCCGTCAGCCGATCCGATGTGCCAGTCCGTTCCCCCCGCAGTCGTTTTGAATTGTATCTCCGCATTGGAGGATACGGAGTTTTTTAAGAGGATAATATAGGGGTTTATTGAGGGATATAGAAATATGTCCCCGCCAAAATCATACCGATTCGCCCCGCTCCACGCTACCTCCGTTGTCCCTGGCTCATTCAGCCACGACGCCTGAATCTGCGCCAAAGTATGCGGCGAATCGAGGGCGTCGTCGTGGACGAAATCAATGCCTACCCCGCCGCCATCCGCGCCGGTTTCGGGGTTTTCGACGGTAAGGGCGGTTCCAACCGCCCCGGAGGCCGCGCCGCCGAAGATGGTGGTGGTGGGGTAGGTACCGGAGCCATCTACTGTCATCCCGGTTTTACCGTTTGCAACAATCGTAGGCTTATCTTCTAACCCGCCGAGACCGGAGTTTTCAGCATACCGATGCCGCAAATTAGCTTCAGTCAGGGTCGCTGCTTCTCTTGTTTTGATTCCCGGACCTGTACCATAGAGGCCGTACACCGGCCCAACTCTAAAGATAAGACCACTGCCTTGGAAAAAACTCGTGTAGGCAGAAGATGTTTCCTTAATAGTGAGATAGGCTGACGCATCCCACGAACCATCCGCCGCGCCAACGAGTAGCTGGCCGTCGGCGGTGGCGTCGGCGACAACCGGAACGCCAAGGCTCGTCCTTGCCGCTGCTGCCGTAGTCGCCCCGGTCCCTCCTGAAGAGACCGGAATCGGGCTAACCCACGAAGTGGAATCCCCGGCCAAATCCCATGTAAGCACCTGCCCGTCAGCCGTACCGTCGGGAACGCCGCTGCCGCTACCTTCAGACTCAAACGTCGGCCCAAACTGAGCAAACGCGGAAGATGCAAGCAAAAGAATGATGAGGACGATTACATTTTTCATATCACCACCTCGAAAATTACCGCCGCGCTCGTTGCTTCAAGTCGGACGCCTGTTACCGGGCCGTATATGGATGTTGAACCGGCGGATGTTTTCCCGGTCTCTTTAGTGATCCAGTTCGCCGTTCCAGCCTGGATATCAGCAACGGGTGAAAGGCTATATTTCACTGCCGCCGATCCCCCTG